CCCCACGCCTCGCCGACCCCTGACGTTAGGGCGCGTGACCATGGGGCATCTAGGGACCGTCCGCCCCCGGCAAGGCCATGCGGCTGGATCAGGCGCGAAATCCCTCCCTGTGTCCGCCTCGCGATCGGCGACGGCGGTTTCGTCCCCACCCCCTGCCCGGAGGTCCTTTCGGCATGTCCGCCGCACCCCTCACCGTGCCCACCACGACCCTCGCCACCCTCTGCGGGATCAGCCCGCGCCGGGTGCAGCAGCTTCAACAGGAGGGCGTCTTCGCGAGCGAAACGCACGGCCAGTGGAACGCCCTCGTCTGCGTCCCTGCCTTCATCACGCACCGGGTCGCCCAGGAGCACGCCAACACGGCCGCCCGGACCGGCGGCGCGGCCGAACGGCACCAGTCCGCGAAGGCCAAACAGGTCGAGATGCGGACGGCCCGGGAAGAGCACCGGCTGATCGAGACCGCCGAGGCCCTGGCGGTGGTCGACGAGATCGTGGCGACGGCGAAGACCGCCTTCGCCGGCCTGCCGCCGCGGGTCACCCGGGACCTGGCGCTCCGCGAAACCATCGAGGGCGAGATCGCCAACATCTTCGACCGGCTCGGCGCGCAGTTCGCCCGGCGCGCGTCCGAGTTGAGGGCGGGCGGCGAGGCCGCCGCCCCGCCCGATCCCGACGAGCCCGCGGCTGCCGTGGCGGCTCCCAAGCCGAAGCCCACCCGTCGCCCGAGCAAGAGGAAGCCCGCCACATGAGCCGCCGCCTGGTCCCGAGCCGGGCCGCCGCGCTGTTCGCGCGCGCCGCCGGCCTCTGCCCGCAGCCGCGCCGGACGACGCCGGATCAGTGGGGCGCGGCGAACCGCGTCTATCCGCCGTCCTCCGGCATGCCAGGTCCCCGGGACCCCTACCTGACGCCCTTCATGATCCCCTTCGGCCGCGGGATCGCCAGCCGGCGATACCGGCGCGTCCTGATGGCGTGCGCGGCTCAGATCGGGAAGAGCGAGACCCTGCTCGACGTGATCGGCCAGCGCCTCGACCAGGCGCCTGCCCCGATCCTCTACGTGGGCCCCGTCAAGCAGTTCGTGACGGAGCGGTGGGAGCCGCGCGTAATGGCGCTCCTCGACGAGGCGCCGACGCTCGCCGCGAAGGTCGCCCGCGGCAAGCGGATGACCAAGACCCGCAAGGTGATCGCGGGCGTGCCGCTCATCCTCGCGCACGCCGGATCGTCGACGGCGCTCAAGTCCGACCCGTTCGCCCTCGCCCTCACCGACGAGGCCGACGAGCTGATGGCGAACGTCAAGGGCCAGGGCGATCCGCTGTCGCTGATCGACAAGCGGGGCGAGACCTTTGCCGACTTCGTGCACGCCATCGTCTCGACCCCTTCCGAGGGCCGGCCCGAGACCGAGGTCGATCCCGTGTCGGGGCTCGAATTCTGGACATCGAGGGAGCCGCAGAAGATCGCCTCCGTGATCTGGCGCGGCTTCCTCGAGGGGACCCGGCATCACTTCGCCTGGCAGTGCCCGCACTGCACCGAATGGTTCATCCCGCGCGCCTCGTGCCTCAAGATCCCGGACGTCGAGGTGCGCGAGGGCAAGCGGGCGTCGAAGCGCCCGGCGACGCCCGCCGAGGCGCGGGCGCTCGCCTTCTTCGCCTGCCCGCGCTGCGGGTGCGCGATCGACGAAACCGAGAAGGCGGGGCTGAACGCCCGGGGCGTGATGGTGGCGCCCGGCCAGCTAATCGAGGCGGACGGCACAGTGACCGGGGAGCCGGCGCCGAACGAGACGTTGAGCTTCTGGGCCTCCGGCCTGTGCTCGCCCTTCGCCACCTTCGCCGACCGCGCGGCCGAACTCACCGCCGCCAGGACCTCGGGTCAGCACGACCGGGTGCAGGCCGTGATGAATGGCGGGTTCGGCGAGGTCTACGCGGCCGGGCCGCTCAACGCGCCGAAGTGGGAGACGGTCCGCGCCTGCATCCAGCCCTACAAGATGGGCGAGGTGCCCCGGGAGGCGACGACGCTTGTCGCCGGGATCGACGTGCAGAAGTTGTCCCTCTACGTCGTCCTCCGCGGCTTCGGCGCCCGGGGATCGTCCTGGCTCGTCTCGGCCGAGCAGCTGCACGGCCCGACCGATTCGGACGAGGTATGGGACGCGCTCGCCAACGTGCTGACCACCCAGCACGGCGGGCTTCCGGTCAGCCTCGCTCTCATCGATTCGGGCTATCGGCCGGGCAAGATCGACGCCGGGGACGAGCATCGGGTCTATGAGTTCTGCCGGCGCTGGAACTGGATCGCCAAGCCGACGAAGGGCCGGCAGACGCAATCCGTGCCGGTGATCGTCAAGCCGCACGAGGTGCGGGCGGACGGCAAGCGCCCGAGCTATTCGCTCGAACTGGTCACTGTGAACACCGACTACTTCAAGAGTTTGGTCCACTCTCGCATAGCAACCGAGGCGCCGCGCTGGGGTGCCTTCGGTGTCCCGCTCGACGTGTCCGAAGACTATTGCCGCCAGATGGTGTCTGAGGTGCGCGAGATCATCGGCGGGAAGCCGGTATGGACGCCGCTGTCCACCGATAACCATTACTTTGATGCCGAGACGTTGTGCGCCGTGGCCGGCCGGCTCCTCAATGTCGAACGCATCGCCGAGAGTGCGTCTCGAGAGTGGGACCCGGGCGCCCCGCCGCCCCTGGCGGCGCGGGCCGCGGACGGCACGCCCGATCCCGAGCAGATGCCGCCCCCCTCGACGCCCGCCGCACGGGAGAAGGCCGCCGCGAGCCTACGCGACAGCCTCGCCGACCGCATGGCGTCACGGGCGGGACGCCTTCACGGGAGGCGGTAGTGCACGGGACCGGCGAGCGCAGCACCGCGGACCTGCTCCGCGATTACGAGGTGCTGACCCGGCTCGCGGATCTCACCGCGGCGGAACTCGCCGCGCGAGGTGTCCGCGTAGCCCGTTCAAGCGTCCTTGAAGCTGCGGTTGAGGGGCCCGTGGTGTCCTTAAAAGAGGCAGCCCGCGATACGGGATGGCATCCGGAACGTGTGCTCGACCACATCCGGAAGTGGAACGAGGCCCACCCCGATACCCCCCTCGGCTGGCAGGCGGGAGGCAATCCGCGAGCGCGATGGGAGGTCGCCTTGGGGCGTTGGCGCCGCTACGTCCGGAATCAGTCCCCGGCCGGCCTAGATACCCCGAAACACCCCCAAAACCCCTGAAAACCCGACTGCCGCATCCCCCCGGCGCCATCCTAATCTGATCTCATGTTGCTTCTCGAAGACTGGGAAGCCCGTAGCAAGCTCAGACGATAGGATGAATACGATGACCATTACTTCTGCCGATCTCGACCGCGCGAAGGTCGCCAGCTTCGATCGCGGCTATGCCGAGGGGTTCAAAGCCGCCCGGTCCGGCCAGCCCTACGGCAGCACTGCCGCCGACATGACGAACAACCATCCGTCCTACGGGGCGCCGTCGCAGTCGCAGCGTCATGCGCCGCAGGGGGGCGCTGTGTCGTGGGACGAGATCGCCGCCGAAATGAACGCCAAGTTGCCTCCGAACGCCATCAGCCCGGGGCGTCGCCTTTAAGGAAGTCATCGCATGTTGAAGCTGATCAAAAGCCTTCTCGGAGTAGTGGCGCGGGAAGATGTAACCTCCGCTGATCTCGTGACATCGCTCGCCCAGGCCGACGCCGAGGTGGCCGCCGCTGCGGCGGCTCAGGAGGCGGCTGACGTTGCCTACCGTGACGGGCTGCTGCAGGTCGACGACGCGGGGCTCCAGCGCCTCGACGCCGCCCGCACTGATGCCCGCCTGCGCGTGGACCGCGCCAAGGCGGTCCGCGACGCCCTTGGGGAGAAGCAAGCTGTCGCCGAGGTGCGCGAGGCGGAGACCCGGAAGCGTGCCGCCTACGACGCGGCCGTGAGCCAGGCCGACGAGGCGCGGGAGATCCTGTCGACGCTCTACCCTGCCGCCGCGAGCGACATCGCCAAGATCATCGCGACCGTGGCGAGCGCCGAAGCGGCGGTGGCGGCAGTGAATGCGGACCTTCCGGAGGGTGCCCCGAAGCTCCTGCCCGTCGAGGCGTCGGTCCGGAACGTGGGCCGGGAACGTGCGCTGGTCAGCGAACGGACGGTGCACCTGTGGTGCCGCGAAGGAGAGCGGATGCCCGGCAATCTCGACCAGTCGCGTGTCGAGACCGACCCCGCGGGCCATGGTTTCGTGCGGTGGAGCACAAGCCAGATCGAATACGTCGTCCAGCGGAAGTTCACAGAGCGGATGTACGAGGAAGCCGACCGGTTGTTCGTCAGCGATCTCGCCGAGACCGTCAGCCTCCCCGGCCTCACTGCCCGGGACGCGCCGCACTGGAAACCGCTGTCGCAGGGCCAGAAGCCCGAATGGGTCCTGGACGCTGCCGAGAGGCTGGCGATCCAAGGCGCCGCGGCGGCCCGCCGTGATCCCAACCCGACGATCAAGACCGAGCTCGAACTCATGGACGTGTTCGATCCGAGTGAGAGCGCCCGGCCGGGCCCCGATCCGCTCGCCGCCGCGCAGGAGCGCGGCGAGCGCGGCGGCCGTGCCCTCAACGGCTCGACCGGCGAGCGCTGACGCCCGCCGGCCCCGCACCCTGGAGGACATCGCATGCTGAACATCACCGAGCCGGCGCCGATCGGGGCCGCGCCCACGAGCGCGGTCCCCGTGTCCATCACGATCGTCGCCGGTGGCACGACGGTCTTCCACCTCGACGAGGGCGGCGGGATGCTGGCGCCCGAGAGCGCGACCGACCGCATGGCGGTGCTGGTGGTCCTCTCGCACGCCATATCGACCCTCGCCGCCCATCCGATCGAGGATGACCCGGCCGAGCGTCCGGCCCGGCTCGTCGCCGCTCTTCACGCGGTCGGATCGCCGGCCGCACTCGAAGCCATCGAAGACCTGCGCGAGACCACCGCGGACCACACCGACGCGATGCGGGCCGCGGGCGAAATCATCGCCGCGGCCCTCCCGTCGACCCACTGAAAAGGAAGATCGATGCCGAACATCATCATCGAGTTGAGCAGGCCGCTCACCGGCCACACCGTCATCCGCCAGCTCGAATTCCGCGAACCGCGGTGGTCCGACGTCATGGCCGTGGGCGAATGTTACGTCTGGACCCCGCGGGGCGACGGCTGGAACGTCATCACGCCGCTGCACGACAACATCCGCCAGTATGCGGAACGCCTCATCGCCGAGGGCGACAAGCCCGGCGACCCGATCAACCTGACGCTTCTCGGGCTGGAGGACACCTTCAAGGTGCGTGATGCCATCATGAGTTTTTTCCGCCGCGTCGATCCGAACGTGAAGGCTGGATCGACGACGTAGCCGAAGCTCTTCACTTCGATCTCGGCATCGCGCCTGACGCTATTGGTCGGATGACGATCAGCGAAATGGCTTGGTGGTACAATCGGGCCGTAAAGCGGTCCGAGAAGAAGAAGCGATAAAGCAGAGGGCGCATGTCCACTTCCGTCGAAGCCAAACTCATCATCTCGGGCCAAGACACGGGGGCGAGCGCCGCTGTCCGTCAGGTCGTCAACGCCTTTCGACAGATGGGTGAGGCGACCAAGATTTCTTCGCAGGTCGACAAGCTGACGCGCTCGTTGCTCGAACAGCAGAAGGCCGCGAACGCGGTCGCAACCGCCATGAAGGCGCGCGCCGGGTACGGCGCGCTGAACGACGACCTGAAGCGCACCAACGCTGCCCTCGCGGCGAGCGCCAAGGCCTACGACGAGGCGAAGCGGGCGAAGGCTGCGTTCGACGGGGTGAAGGCGCCGAAGGGCTCGGATCAGGCCCGGCAGATCACCGAGACGAACAAGGCCCTCCGCGAGGCCGGCGCCGCATACCGCAAGGCCGAGGGCGACGTGCGCCGGGTCAACGCCGCCATCTCGGCGCAGGCGAGCGTGATGCACCAGGCCGAGAGCGCCGCCGCCGCCCTCGGCGCCGACCTCTCGAACCTCGCCGCGCATGAGCGCAAGCTGGTGGGCGCGATCGATGCCGGCACCGCCGCGATCAAGCGGCAGATGGCGGCCGAGGAGCACGGCGCCCGCGTGTCGGAGCAGGCCGCGGCCCGCCGCCAGCGGCGGCGCGACGCGATCGGCACCATCGCGTCCGGCGCTGCGGTGGTGGCCGCGCACCGCGGCAAAGAGATCGGCATGCAGGCGATCAACGCCGCCGGCTCGATGGACTATGCGCAGCGATACCAGGTCGTCGCCACCGACGTGACGGAGCAGGATCAGGCGCGCATCCTCACCCCGCAGGCCAAGCGGATCGGTCAGGAGACGAAGTTCTCGAACGAAGATGTGGTGCACGCACAGACCGGCACCATGCAGGGTCTTCCGTTCAAGGACCCGAAGATGAAGGCGGAGGTCGGCGCCTCGATCGTTGACCAGGCCCGGCACTACGCGGTCATCATGCAAAGCGACATGACCCGATCGTCCGAGGGCATCCGGTCTTTCTTGCAGAACACGAACAAGGACATCTCGACGCCCGAGAAAGCCTTCAAGGAGGCGCAGCGCGGCACGAACCTCATCGTCAAGATGGCGAAGCTCGGGGGCATGTCCGACGAGGACGCGCAGGCCTACATCAAGTTCGGCTTCCCCACCGGCACGCAGGTCGGGCTCTCCGATACCACGCTAGGCGCGCTCGGCGCCGGTGGGCGCCGCGCCGGCCTGCGCGGCGACGAGCTCGGCGTGTTCGCCCGGGCTGCCGCCTCGAAGCTCGTCGCCCCCACCTCGAAGGGCCTCGACGCCCTGACGGCGGCAGGCATCCGTTACAACGACTTCACCCGCATGCCGGGCGGCCTCAGCACCGGCAACCTCGAAGCCTTCTCGAAGCGCCGGTTCGGCAAGGGGTTCAGCGACAGCCAACGATCCCGCCTGGGCGACTTGCTCGATAACGGCGAGGTCGTCGGGGACCGCGACGAGTTCACCAAGCAGGTTTCGCCCATCATCGCGGAGAGCTACCGCAAGGGTAAAAAGGGCAAGGTCACCGCGCAGGACTCGGCCAAGATCGCCAAGATGGTCGGCGACTTCCACAAGCTGTCCGTCGAGAGCGTCGATTCGGAAGGCCTGCTCCGCGCCATCCTATCCAACCCAAAGATGACCGCGGCCCTGCGCAACGCCTACTTCACGGATAAACATGGCGGCAAAGCCGGCATGATCTCGTCGAAGATGGATCAGTTCAATCAGGACTATGAGGAACTGAAGCACGTCGAGGCGGACCCCAAGTTCGCCGAGAAGAAGTCGCTCTACATGACGCAGGGCCTCGGGGGCTCGCTCGACAACCTGAAGGGGTCGTTCGAGACGCTGGTGCTCAACGTCGGCCAGGCCAACGAGGGGTTGATTCGGTTCGCGGCGGACGGGATCGCCAAGGGCACCGACCTGTTCTCGAACCTCTCGAAGACGCAGCAGCAGGTGCTCTCCCTCGCGGCCGGCGGCGCGGCGATGGCGGGGGGTGCGGCCGGCGCCTACAAGCTCACCTCTGCCCTACTCGGTGGTGGTGGCGCCTCCGTCGCGCTGGACGGCTCGGCCGCGAAGCTCACCGGAGCGGCAGCCGCCCTTGAGGCGGCTGCCGCCCGCCTCGGCGCAGGCGGCATCCCCGGCGGCCCGGGCGGGAACAACGTCGCGGCAGTGCCAGGCGGCGGCCCGGGCGCGAAGCCCGGCACGCCGCCGCGGGCGACGATCGGCGGGGCGCTCACCTTCATGGGGGTGGCCGGCGCCATCGGGTATGCCGGCTGGAAGGGGCTGGAAGCGGTCGACGCCTGGATGCCTACCGCCCGGCCCGGCGCCCGGTTCTCGCCGCTCGGGAACGCCATCCCGGGCAAGGGGGGCGAGGTCTACGGCCCGCCGATGCCGTCGCAGCGGCCCCGCAGCCTGCGCCAGATCCGCAACGGCCTCGACGCGGACGACAGGCCCTTGAGCCAGTCGTCCCCCCCACCGGCCCCGGCCGCGATCCCGACGGCGCCGAGCATGACGCTCCAGCCCGGCAACGCCTCACCCGGGATCGGGACGACCGGGCTCAAGGCCTTCGGGCTCGACGGGATCGCCGAGGGCGCGGCCAAGGCCGGCCAGGAGGCCGGCACGAAGGCTGGCGAGGGGATGCGCCAGGGCATAGAGGGGAAGCGGTCCGAGGTCATCGGCTCGGCGACCCAGACCTTCGCGTCGATCCAGGCCGTGTTCGGCGCCGGGGTCACGGTGCCGGTGCGGTTCGATACCAGCGGGGTCGCAGCGGCCGCGAGCGCCGCCAAGGCGGCGGCGTCGAGCGGCGCTTCGCAGATGGCGCAGGCCATCAGCACGCCGCTCCCCGCGGCCGCTCGCGGCGGGAGCATGAACGGCGCGGCCGACCGGATGGAGGCTGCCGCCAACCGAATGGCCGAGATGAGCGTACGGACCCACCACACGGTTGAGGTGTCGGCATCCCCCGGTCTTCAGGCCCGCACCCGGAATATGCAGGCTTCCACGAGGGGCCCGATGAGATCTGACCTCGGCGTGACGATGCCAAGTGCACGAGTGAATGGCGAATTCGTATAGGAGGCCGCCATGTTCAAGATCAGCGTAGATGCATCCGCGATCCAGGCAGCCCTCCGCCGGCTCGAGGTTGCCGGCGAGAAGATGCCGTCGATCACCGCCATGGTGCTCAACAGGGTGAGCACCCGGGTCAAGCAGCGGGTCGTGGACCGCCTGCCGGAGCAGACCGGGCTCACCCGCTACACCATCACGAAGGCGATCAAGACCCGGCGGGCCTCACCCGGGAAGCTCCGGGCCGAGACCTACAGCCGGGGCGGCAACATCTCGCTCAAGTTCTTCCATCCCCGGGAGGCCCGCGGCGGGGCCGACGCCACCGTGAAGGGGCATCACGTCCACGTCTCGGGCGGTTTCCGGCGCGCCGGCCCGCAGGGCGGCCGGCACGCGGTCAAGAAGCTCGGGGGCCACGTCTTCACCAACACGGACGGCGGAAAATGGCGGGGGCACATGCGCAAGGTGAAGTCCGGGGTGTTCATCCCGAAGGAGATGGTGACCGGCGCCAGCCTCGACGCCTTCAACCAGGTCGTCAGCCACGACCTGGAGGCGGAAATCGCCAAGGAATTGTCCAAGATCCTCGGCAAGTAGGCGCCATGACGAAGCAACCCCGCACCCGCACCCGTTTCACCTGTCTCTTGCCATTGCCGGAGCCGGGACAAGAGATCCCGGTGTTCGGCAAGGGCACAGGCCGGCGGCGCAAGGCCGCCGAGCCACCCGTGCCTGCGGACCAGCCGGCTCCCGAGGTGCCCGCCCAGACAGATGCGATACCGATCTGATCCGCCTCTCGGCGCCTGTGGGCAAGGTAGTTTCCAGGCCTTGCCGATACCTGGAGGCGTAGTGGATCCTGGCGGGATGGCGGGCAGAAGCCCGTCCAGCCCCAGGAAACGACGATGGCTCAACCGCCCGCACAGCCCGCTAGCTACCGCCCTGATCTTGCGTTGCGGCAGCCCGAAAATAAGGTCGTTCCCGCAAAGCCAGTTGGGCGCCTGATCGGGAATGCCATTCGCATCCCACTCGCCTGCCTATTCTTCGGCTCCGGCCTTATGGTCTTGCTGTTCGGCCTCTGGCCGGCGACGATCGTCCTGGTCTTGATCGGCTTCGCGTTCGTGCCGGGAAGGGTGCCGCCGCAACTCGTCGGGCTCTGGCAGGGAAACTGCCCGCGTTGCGGAACTGAGATCTATCAGCACGCGCCATCGCTCGCAGACGAGTTCTCATTCCGCTGCCCGGCCTGCACCCGCGGGATCGTCCTGCGGCGGCAAACATTCGTGGCCGATGCACCGTAGCCGCTAAACTGCCGGCGCATCACGGGAGCCGGCCGGGCGGCCTACCGCCGGCCGGCGCAGGAGAAGCCGAAGCGGCCTCCCCTGAAGATGCTGAAGCGTTGAGGGCAGCCGAGGATTTGACGTTTGCCGGCAGGACGCCCATATAGGATTTGCCAGCCGGCAGTGGGTTTGGGTCACTGAGCCCCCAGGTCGCAAGACCACCGGTTGGCATTTTCATGGGTAGAATTTAGTCGCTTTTGTAATCGAGGCAATTTTCTCACCGAGATCGTAAATGGTCTTCTGCTTGACGGACATGGCGCTCCACCAAGTCAAATAATTTGGCTTTGGATCCGGGAGCGCTGCGTATTGGTGAAGTCTATCGGATCCTTGTCTGTAGTTCTTTAGGGCGAAGTATGCCACAAGATCGACGCATTGTATAAGCTTGTTGTGCTTAGATTGCACAAAATGAACCGAATCAACGATTTGATTGATTTGAGTTGGGCGATACCCCCATCCCGTGCTTTGCTTCTTGTATTGCTGAAGCTCCTCAATAAGCTTTTCTTCAACATCTTTATTTTCGTCGGCGACGATGAGACCTAGCGCGTTTTTGCGCTTCAGGTGATCCTCTATTCGCTCAACCAAGAACAGAAACGCCAGATGATGCGGATGCTTCGACGAGGGATTTCGCATCTTATCGACGGCCGAGGTAATTACCTCGGCGCCATGCGCTTGAAGAGTGTCAAATATATCGTTGATGGCAGCGATCCGTATGGCGGGCGCAATCCCCTTGAAATAGCCATTACCGCTGAAAAGATCGGCAGCGTGAAGCTCGAAACCGGGCGCATACTTCAATATTGCAAAGTGCTTGAACATAATCTGATCCACGGCATCTTCTAGAGGCCGGATTATCGCTTCTTCGACAATCAACGCTGCTATCATGTGTACGGGCTGCGAAGGGTCGCGCTTGCTGCCAGTGTTACCGGACTCGTCCACGTAGATCAGATGCATCAGCCGCAAACCTCGACGCCGCGCTAGACCGAGGCGAAGCGACGAAACACGCCGATGCGACTCGCAAGGGCGCGGACTATGCCACCGGCGTCTGTGTGTGCGCTACCCCACCGTGTAGCTTCCCAGGCACATCATGTCGCGCAAACACGACGAACCCGCCGCCTTGCCGGGCGACGGGTGTTCGTGTCATCACTGGAGTTGGAGCCTGAGAACTCCCGTGACGATCCCTTGCCGGGGATTGCGTCACAAGCTTTGCGAGTGGCGTGTGCTGCGGCTTGCCGGCCGAAGTAGCGCCAAACTGCGACGTCGGCCCTTGCCGTGGGCCGCGACCGGCTCACTATGCCGGGAGTGCCACGGCACCGCAAGGGCAACCTTGCGGCGATAGAACAGCCTTCGGGTGAAGGCCGTGGCGCACGTTCTCGCAAGCGTGTTCTCAGACTCCCGGCGCCAGCCCGCTCGCTGGCGTGGTCGATAGCCCCTGAGAAGGCTGGAGGCCCTGGCCCTGAGAAGCCAGCTTTCTAACTTGCGAGAGCTAACCCCTATGGGTTCCCTACACCTTGCTGCTCAAGGCAGCACCATGCGCCGCGTCATCCGCGCGGAACGCACCTTCGTGTCTTCTGGCCTGACGCCGGAACAGGCGCTCGACAACCTTCAAGCCGGCCTGGACTTCTTCTTCGCCGAGACGAGCCCGGCGGAGATCGCGGCCCAAGTGGCCGCGGATCGTCACCGCATCCACGCGCTGCGCGACGCCATCGCGGCCCGCATCGAGGCGGAATTCGCACTTCTCGACGCGCTGACGCCCGACGTCGACCTTGAGGTCGACGCCGACGCCGAGGACGGCCACGACTTCGAGGACGTCGATTTTCCGATGCGCGGAGGGTGCGTGGCATGACCGACGCCCTCCATACCAGCACCCTGACCGCCGCCCAGGCGAGCGCCATCCAGGCGCTTGAGATCCTGGAGTGCGTCCAGGTCCTCCTTCACTCCGTGGAGGAGGACGACGAGCCAGCACGCGCCCATCGCCTGTGTTCCGGGGCGCACGAAATCGTCCAGCTCGTCTACTCGCACATCCGCGACGTGGAAGGGGTGTTGTCGAAGGCCGTCGAGGCTGTTGAGGCGGGGGCACGGTCATGAGCAGCCGCAGCCTCACGGAAGCCGCCTCGAATCTCGACGTCGAGCTTGACGCCGCCTTCCACACCTCGCGGGCCCTGCGCCTCATCCTGTTCAACCTGGAGGGCATAGGGCTCGACGAGGACGCCCGCCGAGCCGCCGCCGAGTTGGCCTTCGCCGTCGAGCACAAGCTTGAGGACGCCCGGGCGAGCTTCGACATCACGGAGCGGTATCGGCGCACCGGTGCCCCGCCGCCGGTGAAGGCGGCGCGCACATGAGCGCCCTCGCCATCATCCTCCATGCCTGGCGCCTGCGCCGCATCCGCCGGGCCATGCGGGAATTCGGCGCGAGCGTCGAAGCCTATGAGCGGGCCTATGGCCGCCCGCCCTTCACCCCGGCCGATCCCCTGGCCTGACAACCCGGCCCGGCTGCCGTTCTGGCGGACCGCCAGCGCGGCCGACCGGGCCCCCTCCAACCGATCTACGCCGGCCCTAATGGCGGCGCGCTACCCCTATCGCGCAGTCACGCGACCGGCGGGAGGCACCATGAACGCACATCAGCACGACGACGGGCAGGAGCAGCACGACGGCGAGGCGTCGCCGCTGCCCGAGCCCCGGCCCAGCCTCAAGGCGGGCACCACCAACATCCCCATCGTCGACATCGTTGTTGGCGATCGACACCGGAAGGACTTCGGCGACCTCCAGGCCCTCGCCGACAGCATCCTCAAGATCGGCCTGTTGCAGCCCGTAGGCGTCACATGGGACCGGCGCCTCGTCTTCGGCGAGCGCCGGCTTCGCGCCTGCCGGGACATCCTCGGGTTCGAGACGATCGATATCCGCATCGTCGACGTCCCCACCATCCTCGCGGGCGAGTACGCCGAGAACGAGGTGCGGCAGGACTTCACCCCGAGCGAGCGCGTTGCGATCGCGGAGGCGTTGCGGGCCGACCTGGAGCGCAAGCACGGGTCGCGGATCGGGCGGCCCCGAGAAATTAGGGACGACGGGCCCGCATTGTCCGGCGATGCCGCCGCCGGAGAAATGGTGGACGACCGTCCACCATTTCCGGCCGGCAAGACGCGGGACATCGCGGCCCAGCGCGCCGGCTTCGACAGCGGCCGGCAGCTCGACCGCGCAAGCAACGTCGTCCAGTTCGGCGTTCCGAAGCTCGTCGAGGCGATGGACGCCGGCAAGGTGTCCATCTCGGCCGCGGCGGAGATCGCCCGGGCCGCTCCCGAGGATCAGGCGGCCATCGTCGCCCTGCCCGAGCCGGCGCGCATCGAGGAGATGCGCCGCCGGAAGCAGGAGGCGAAGCGGCTCCGCACCGCCGCCGAAGAGCAGGAGGCCGAGACCGGGCCCACCGCCTACACCGGCTTCCTGAAGAAGAACGGGCGCCAGCCGTCGCCGGGCGAAGCGAAGGTGATCGCCGACCTCGACCACCGAGAGACGCCCGCCGAGGGCGGCAAGCGGATCAAGCCCGGCAGGCCGGCCACCAAGGAAGAGCGGGCGCAGAAGAAGGTCATCGACGGGTACAAGGACGAGATCTTCCGCCTTCAACAGGCGGTCCAACTTCTCGCGATGAACGAGACGGACCCCGCGCTGCTGTTCCCGCACATGCCGTTCGTCGACAAGGAAGTCATTGACCAAAAAATAAAGGCAGCTCGTGCTTGGCTCAACCGGTTTGCCCGGGAGTACCGCCACCATGGCAAGTAAAGCAATCGCCGCCCTCCGCAATCGCATCGTCGATTTCATGGAGACCAAGTGGGACGGCTCTCCCACGCGGGAGATCGTCGAGGCGCTGAAGGCCGCTCATCCGGCCGAGATCGAGGCGGCGTCCGCCGACCTCCACCACTCGGCGCTGATGAAGCTCGTCGACGGCGTGAGCCGGCGCCGGCAGCGCGCCAGCGACCCGCAGCAAGGCGAACTGTTCCGCCGGTTCAGCCTGCCGAAGGCCATCGTCATGCCGGGCGCCACCGGCACCAAGCGCGACCGCGACCGCCTGCCGATCCGCAACGTCACGATCGCGCAGGCCATGGCCTACAGCCAGAGCAAACCGCCGGAGCGTCGCCCGGTTCGAGACCAGGGCTTGGCCGACTTCCTGGAGGCGGCTCGCCCCTTCATCACCTCGCCCGACCAGACCGTCGGGGAAGCCCTGGCCGCCCTCGAGGCGGCCGAGGCCAGAGCAGCCGCGGCCGGCTGAAGCCCCCTGCCCGGCCGTGACCGCGCGCCGGGCTCAACATCATGGGACCAAGAATGGCAAGCGTCAGAAAGCGAGAGTGGACCTACAAGGGCGAGAAGAAGTCCGCCTATGTGGTCTGCTATAAAGACCATGACGGAAAGCGTCGGATGAAGACCTTCGATAGAAGGAAGGATGCCGATAAATACCGCGATGAAGTTGCGTCGATCCTCTTGCGTGGCGAGCGCGTTTCAGCTCCGCAGGCAACGACCGTTCGTGCTGTGATCGAGATGTATCTCCGCCACTGTGAGGACAAGGCCCGAGATGGCCGCATCGGAAAAGCGCATCTGTATAATCAGCAGCGAATGCTTTCCCGCAGCATCATCCCGTACATCGGAGATATGAATATCCGCGATATCAAATCGGGAACTATCGAAGATCTATATCAAAATTTGTGCCGCAAGGACGGCGTCAAGCCTCAGACGGCAAGGCATAGGATCGGCATTTTCAAGATGGTGCAAGACTATGCTTACAAGCGGGGGATCATAAATACGCGGCCGGTCAGTGATGGAATTGAGGAACTACGTGGCATTAAAAAACAAGAAATCTCCACGTTTACAAATGAAGAAGTTGCAATACTTCTCGATGGAGCAAAGGAAAGAAAATTCAAAGGGCATAAAAGAGCGGCAGAATACGGAAACATATTTGTTCATCTCGCCGCATTCTGCGGACTACGAATTGGCGAGATCATGGGGCTGACACTGGACTGTATCGACTTCGGGAACAGAATGATCCTGGTTCGACGAAGCCTCTCTCGGCACGACGGGTTAAAAGCGCCGAAGACACCGGCGAGCATTCGCGATGTACCAATGCCCGTGCATATCGCGCTGATGCTGCGTTCTTGGCTCGACAAATTCTATCTGAAAAACAAATTGAACCTTGTTTTCACAACGGCAGAAGCGAAGCCGATAGATATCTCTGGCTTCCATCAAGCGCTTTGGCGCCCACTTCTAGCTAGGTGCGGTCTCTATAGAGAGAGGGACCCTTTTCACTTCCATGCTCTCAGACACTTCGCTGCGAGCCGGTGGATTGATCGCGGGCTTCCTCCGCAGGACGTCGCTGCCCTACTCGGGCATTCCCGCGTGGAACTGACGATGCGGGTCTATGTGCATCGTGTGAGCCGAAGCACCCACCGGCTTCGGGACGCGATCGACGGGATGGCTGCCGACCTTCTGGCGCTGCCGCCGACGATCGATGGGACACTGATCCGGGGCGACGCTACCCCCAACCTTGTCGCCAGCTTCTGAGGGTTGGGCGACAACGCTGCAACAACGACCTCTAAGTCATTGATTTACTAGGACTGCACACAACAGCGGGTGGATCACGGGCGCGATCGACCAGGCGGTCGCGAACACCGTCGGAGCGGGCCTGCGCCCGCGCCTGATGCCCGACGCCGCAGCCCTCGGCTGGACCGAGGACGAGGCGACGGACTGGGCCGCGCGCGTCGAGGGCCGGTTCCTCGGCCTGTGGGCGAACAACCCCTACGAGTGCGACATCGAGGGGCGGCGCACCTTCGGGCAGATGCAGGCGGCGGGATACCGCTCCTGGTTCGGTCCGGGCGAAATCGTCTCGGAATGCGCCTGGAAGCGCCGGCCCGGCGCGACCTACGGGACGAAGGTCCGGATGATCCCGGCCCATCGCCTGTCGCAGCGCACGAGCAATCCGCGGCTGGTCCAGGGCGTCCAGATGGACGCCGACTGGATGCCGATCTCCTACTGGTTCTGGCGCCGCGGCGCGCCGGTCGGGGCCGAGCAGGAGATCGAAATCGAGGCGCGCGACCGCTACGGCCGGCCGCGGATCGTCCACGTCTTCGACGGCGTGCCCGGGCAGTACCGCGGGATCTCGCCGCTGGTCTCGGCGCTCGCGACCGCCCGGCGGTTCGAGCAACTCACCGAGGCAAAGCTCACGGCGAACCTGATCCAGGCCGTGTTCGCGGCCACGATCAAGTCGGACGAGCCGACCGAGGAAGTCCTGAAGGGTCTGATGACCCCGCAGGAATACGCCCGGATGCAGAGCGAGGGCATGTCGGTCTTCGACGCCTGGGCGGCGATGAACGACGGGTGGTACAAGAACACCCAGATCGACCTCGGCACGAACGGGCGTTTCGCGCACCTCTTCCCGGGCCAGGAACTCGAATTCCACGCCAACGCGCAGAACGCGGCCGACTTCAAGGACCTGGCGCTCTTCCTCCTGCGCGAGATCCTGCGCTGTCTCGGCCTGACCTACGAGAGCGGAACAGGCGATTATACCGGCGCCACCTACTCGTCGGTCCGCATGGCAGTGAACGAGATCTTCAAGATCACCGAGTACCGCCGGAAGAACATCGTCGCTCCGTTCTCGACCCCGCACTTCATGTGCTGGCTCGAGGAGGACATCGCGGCCGGCAACACGCCGTTTCCGGGAGGGGTCGACGCCTTCCTGGAAAAGCGGACGGCGGCCTGCCGCATCGAGTGGGTCGGGACGCCCAAGCCCGAAGCCGACAACCTCAAGACGGCCAAGGCGCACGAGACCTATCGCAACATGGGCGTGCTCACCGACGAGGTGATCTGCGCCGACCTCGGGCTCGATGTCCACGACGTCTACAAGCAGCGCGCCCGGGAGATGCGCATGCGCCAGGCGATGGGCCTGCCCGAGAACGGGCCGGCCCCGACGCCCGACCCGGTCGCCGACAAGCTCGCGGTGCAGGAGGATCAGTAGGTGGCCGACATCACGACGGTCGACCTGACCGACCCCTGCGCTGCGGCGGCCGCGCTGACCACCGCCTACTACACGCTGATCTCCGGCCAGCAGGAGCAGCGCATCCGCTTCAAGAACGGCGACGTGGACGAGGACGTCTGGTTCACGCCCGCCAACGTCGAACGGCTGCGGACCGAGATGCTGCGCCAGCAGGGTCTCTGCCAGGCCAAGATCTCGGGCCGCTCCCCGCGCTTCTGCGCCACCGCGGGCTGAGAGCCCGCCCGCGAGGGTTTCATGCAGTACCACCGCATCGCCGGACAGTTCTTCAACCGGCCGCTGCTGCTCACGCCGCCCGCCGCCGACACGATCTCGAACTTCATCCTCTCTCGGGTCGGTGGCCCGGAGATGCGCGCCGGTGACGCCGACGAGCACACCGCGCAGAAGTCGACGACCTTCTTCCCGGCCCAGGCCGGCGGGGATGGGACGCTGACGGTGCACACGCCGCAGGCCTCGCGCTTCTACGGCGAGACGCCGCTCTCCGAGGACGGCTCGCGCCGCCCGCTCCCCTTCCGCCGCACGGCCGAGGGCGTCGCGATCATCACCCTCGTCGGCGAGTGGGTGAACCGCGGCGGCTGGATCGGCGCCTCGTCCGGACTGATCTCGTACGAGGGGTTCAAGGTCCAGATGCTCGCCGCCGCGGCCGACCCGCGCACGAAGAGCATCCTTCTCGACCTCGAATCGCCCGGCGGTGAAGCCGTCGGCGCCTTCGAGGCGGCGGCGGTGGTCCGGCGGGTCGCGGCCGAGAAGCCGGTGACCGCGCTCGTCAACGGCATGGCGGCGTCCGCCGCCTACGCCATCGCGTCGGCCGCCAACCGCATCGTCTCGATCCCGACCGGCATCTCGGGCTCGATCGGCGTGGTGATGATGCACCTCGACCTGTCCGAATACCTGAAGAAGGAGGGCATCAAGCCGACCTTCATCCATGCCGGTGCGCGCAAGGTCGACGCCAACCCCTACCAGGCGCTGCCGGCCGACGTGCGTGACCGCCTGCAGGGCGAGATCGACGACTTCTACGCCCTCTTCGTCCAGACGGTCGCCGCAGGGCGCCCGGGCCTGACGGAGAAGGCGATCCGGGCGACCGAAGCCGACACGTTCATGGGCGCTGATGCGCTGGACGCCGGCCTCGTCGATGCGCTCGCCTCCTTCGAGGAGGTGCTCGCCGAACTCTCCACCGACAAGAGCCCTGCCGGGCGCAATCCTCCAGGAGCAAGCATGTCCGCCCACACCACCGCGACCGCCCTCGCCGCCCTCGCCACCGCCGGTGCCGCCGCCACCCCGACCAGCATTCCGACCGCGACCGCGCTGCCGGCCGCCGGCCCCGTCGCCGGCGTGCCGCAGGCCGACTTCGACGCGGCGGTGGCCCGCGCCCGCGCCGAGGGCCATGCCACCGGCCTCGCCGAGGGCACTGCGGCTGGTGCCTCGGCCGAGCGGACCCGGATCAAGTCGATCCTGGGCAGCGACGAAGCCAAGGGCCGCGAGGCAATGGCGAGCCATCTCGCCTTCGCCACCGACCAGGCGCCGGAAGCGGCTGTCGGGCTGCTCGCCACCGCCCCGAAGGCCGCTGCGCCGAGCCCGGCCAGTCTCGACAGCCGCATGGCCGGCCGGATCGAGCTCAACCTCGACGCCGACGCTCCGCCGGCCGGACAGACCGGCGCGAAGCAGGAGGGCGCCGCTGACTGGGCCGACATCGCCGCCGCGGCCAACGCCCGCCTGCCGGCGGGTGCCCGCGTCCCGGGCCGCTAAGGCCCGCCCCGCCGACACCTCTCCTGGAGCACCTCACCCATGGCCTACACCCAGACCGAGAACCCCGCGGCCCTGACGTTCCTCGTCAGCGAGAGCGAGGGCCCCTTCCAGACCCGCGACGTGGTCAAGGTGCCGGTGAACACCGCGCTCCTGCCCGGCATGGTGCTCGGCGCCTACACCCTCGGGGCCAACGCGACCGCCTCCACCGCGGCCGATGCCGGCAACACCGGCAACGGCACCATCGCGATGGACGGCACGACCCCGATCCTCCCGGCCGCGGTCGACGGCATCTACCGGGTCGTCTTCAACGGCGCGACGACCTTCACGGTCGAGGACCCGAACGGCAAGGAGATCGGCAAGGGCTCGGCCGGCACGCCCTTCGCCAAGGGCGTCAAGTTCACGATCACCGCGGGCGGCACCGCGTTCGTGGCCGGTGACGCCTTCTCGGTCACCGTCGGCGTCGAGAGCAACACGAGCGACCGGCGCCACGTCCCGCTCAACCTCTCGGCCACCGACGGTTCGCAGAACGTCGCCGGCATCGCCGGCTACCGGGTCGTCGCCGACGCCCTGGTCGAGAAGCGCACCACCGCGATCACCAGCGGCCCGGCCGAGGTCCGTGGCGCCGACCTGATCTGGCCGGCCGGCATCACCGCGGCCCAGAAGGCCGAGGGCATCGAGCAGCTGCGCCGCCTCGGCATCAAGGTTCGCTGATCCGCGCCGCCGGCCTCACGGGCCGGCGCGCCCCTCACCCCCGATCCTACCCACACGGGCGCACGCGCGAGCGGCGCCCTTTGTTATTGAAGGGCTGCCCTCCATGCTCACCATGGACGTGTTCCGCGGCGATGCGTTCTCCGCCGTCTCGCTCACCGCCGCCGTCGACAAGTTCGGCTACGTCCCGGGCTTCCTCGGTTCGATCCCCGGCCTCATCGTCGACACCCCGGTGCGGACCCGCGACGTCTGGATCGAGGAGCGTGCCAACGCCCCGGCCCTGATCCAGACCAGCCCGCGCGGCGCTCCGCCGAACCAGAAGGGCGGCGACAAGCGGACCGCTCGCTCGTTCCGCACCGTGCGGCTCGCGGACGCCTCCCGGATCTATGCCGACGAGCTTCAGGACATCCGCGCCTTCGGTGGCGAGACCGAGCTCAAGCAGCTCCAGGGCGAGGTCGCCCGCCGTCAGATGAAGATCAAGCAGGATTTCGACCTGACGAACGAGAACATGCGGCTCGGCGTGATCCAGGGCCTCGTGCAGGACGCCGACGGCTCGACCATCACCGACTGGTACCAGGAGATGGGACAGTCGCAGGACGCGGCGTTCTCGTTCAACTTCTCGTCCGTCGCGGTGGACGGCGACTTCCTGGCCCAGTGCAATGCGGTCAACCGGCAGGTGATGCGGCGCCTCCAGGGCGTCGGCGGCACCGGCGTGGCGGTCCACGCGCTGTGCGATGACAATTTCTGGGACGCCTTCACCAAGCTCAAGGAGGTTCGCGACACCTATCGCTACGCGATGCAGGCGCTCGCCCTCCAGAACGACTTCGGCAAGGCCTGGACGTCGTTCAAGTACGGCAACATCACGTGGCACAACTACCGCGGCACGGACGACAATTCGACCGTGGCGGTGCCGCAGAACACCTGCAAGTTCTTCCCGGTCGGCGCCGGCATCTTCCAGCGCGCGCTCTCGCCGGGCGAGAAGTTCGAGTTCGTCAACACCCTCGGCCAGGCCGAATACTCCTGGATCGTGCCGGACCGCGACCGCGACATGTACGCGGACATCGAGATGTACTCGTACCCGCTCTACGTCTGCACGATGCCGCAGGCGCTGCAGCGCGGCGTGGCCGCGTAAGCCGGCATGTCCCGGTCTTCCGCCCGCCGCGCCCGCGTGGCGGGCGTGATCGACCGCCAATGGGGGGAGAGCTTCACGCTCTCCCCCCGCTCGACGCCGCCCGGTGATCGGTCGGCCCGTCCGGGGCCGGACCCGAGCCGGGCCCCCTTCGACTTCATCGGCCGCTTCACGAGCGCCGCCGACGAAATCCGGGGCCGCGACCGCAACGTCTCGATCCAGATGACCCGACCGATGGTCTCGTCCTCACCGACCGTCACGGTCGTGAGAACGAACCTGCGCGGCGAGATTCGCGAGGGCGATCTCCTGAAGCGGGACGAGACCGGCGAGACCTTCATCGTCGGCCAGATCCCGGATGGGCGCTTCGAGCGCCTCGTCATCAAACTGCGAGCCGGCGCATGAGCCTGACCCGTACCGCCGCACGGCTCGCCCTTTATCAGGCGCTTCTCGCCGATCCCGTCGTCACGGCGATCTGCGGCGATGCGATCTACGACAGCCGGATCGGCAACTTCTCCGCCCGTGAACCGGTGCCGGTGGTGATCCTCTCGACCGAGGGGGCCAAGGGCGAGGCGTGGGACAGCCAGAACGGCGGCCCCTCCTTCAAGGAAGTGTCCGGTCTGACCTTCGAGATGGCGTTGCGCGCCGTCGAGTTCGACGAGACGGGTGCGATCGTCGGCTACGCGACCCCGATCACCGACCGGGAGATGGAGGCGACCCTCGACGCGCTCGAGGATCGCATCCTCGAGATCGCAGCCGGCAAGGCGCTCGCGGGCAGTACGAGCCTGTCGCCCGAACTACGCGCTGTCCGGAGCGTCGTACGTCGCCTCGCGCACTACGAGAGCGAGCGCTTCACGGCCGATGACGTCGGCGAGAAGCTCGCGATTCGGCTGCTCACCGCACATGTCGAGTTGATCGGTGACGACACCCCGGCATCGATCTGGGACGCCCCGACCGGGCCGTTCGCGCGCCTGCCCGACCCTTTGCGCACGATCTGCGCCGGCCTGCCAGAGGGATCGTCCGGTCACCAGACCTGTGTCCTGATCGCCTCGAAATACCCCGTCCCGGCATCTCCCGCGGGAGCGGTCGGCGGCGGGCCCGCGAGCGTCGGGCTAACGCTCGCCCCGCAGCCGCTCAACGCGGGCGTGCCGCCCGTCGGCCCGGGCCAGAACCCGCCCCAGACCGGGCTCGTCGTCCCTCTCGGAAGCTGACCATGAAGAAGCTGATCAAGCCGGCCGTTCCCGGGGCCTCGGTCCCCGACGTCGAGCGCGGGCGCGACCTGCCGGCCGAGGGTCTGGTGCTCGACTGGACCCCGCACTGGGCGCTGATGGAGCGCCGGGGCGACATCGTTGCCGAGGACCCGCCGGTGGAGGTCGCGGACGCCACCACGGAGGCCGCTGCGGACGAAGCCGCACCCGTCCGCGCCCGGCGCTGATCCCTTTCGCTTCTCCCGCCCTCCCCCATCCCCAAGGCCGCCTCACCGGGCGGCCTTTTTCGTTGGAGCTGACACCCGATGGCCGCCTCCCAGGTCGCGTTCAACCAGGTCCCGGGCGACATCCGGGTCCCGGTCTTTGCAGCCGAGATCAATGCGGGCCCGCCGAACGCGCGTGGGCCCTCGCCGCAGTATGTCCTCGGCCGCTCGCTCGCCGGTGCGTCGTCGGTGCCGCTGACCCCGGTCCCGGTTGGCTCGACCGATCCGAACACTCTGTGCGGTGTCGGCTCGATCGGAGCCGAGATGATCGCCTATGCGCGCCAGATGAACGCGCTCGGGGAGATGTGGTACGTCGACGTCGGTGTTCCGACGAGCGGCGCGGCCGCGGCGGGTGCGATCACCATCGCCGGCACCGCCACCGCGGCCGGCGCCCTCGTCGTCTTCATCGGCGGCGAGCGCTACCAGGTCGGCGTCGGCGCCGGCGACCCCAAGAACGTCGTCGCGACCGCGCTGACGGCGAAGATCAACCAGGGCTACGTCAAGTTCGGCCGCCGGCTCGGCGCGCCGGTCGTCGCCGCGGTCGACGGCACCGACCCGGGCAAGATCAACCTCACGTTCCGCCATGTCGGCGCCGAGGGCAACGATCTCCGGATCGAGATGGGTCTCGACGGCGACGAGGTGACGCCGGCCGGTCTGACCGTGACCCTGACGGCCATGTCGGGTGGCGCGGGGCTCCCGGATCTCGGCGCGGTCCTGGCCTCGCTCGGCAACCGCCCGGCCGACTTCATCACCGCTCCTTACGCGCTCGCCGCCGACCTCAACGCCGCCGGCGCCTTCCTGGCGGATACCGGCACCGGACGTGCCGCCCCGCTGGTCGGGCTCGACGGCCACTACATCACGGCCAAGAACGGCAACCTCTCGGCCCTGACGAGCTTCGGCGTGACCCGCAACGATCGCCACGCGACGGTGCTGGGCATCAACGGGATGCCGACCTCGCCCTGGTGCATCGCCGCCGCCCTCGGCGGCGCCATCGCGTTCTACAAGAACCTCGGGCGCGAGTTGAAGACCGCGGTCGAGATCGTGCGCCCGATGCAGACGATCGTGCTCGCGGGCGTGCGGGGGCCCAAGGACCCGATCGCGATCTTCGGCCTGGCCGACCGCGACACCCTGTACCGGAACGGCATCTCGGCGCTGGTCGTCAACGCCGACGGGTCGGTCGCGCTCGACCGGGTGGTCACCACCTATCGCAGCAACCCGGCCGGCCTGCCCGACACGACCTTCCTCGACATCGAGGAGGTGTTCGCCTCGGTCTACGCCAAGCGGCACTTCAAGACCCGGCTCGTCGGGACCTATCCGCGGCACGCCCTGCGCGAGGACAACCCGAACAACATCCAGGGCGTCGTCACCCCGACGCAGCTGCGTTCTTGCATCGTGCATGCCGCAACCGAGCTCAACGTGGCGGGCGTGCTGCGCCAGCTCGATCTCTTCGTCGCGAACCTGATCGTCGACGCCGACTACGACAACGACCGGGCGAACTTCTACCTGCCCGTCGCGGTCACGGCGCAGCTCCGCGTCTTCGCGGTCAACGAGACGATCTTCACGAACCTTACCGAGGCGAACGCCTCCGGCCTCTGATCCGGCCGCGCCGCGCGCCCGTCGCGCGCGGCTGCCCGCCGCTGACGCCTCACAGGAGCACAGGACATGGACACCAAGGGTGGTCGTTACACGATCGACATCGGCGGCCGCCGGTACTCCGGCCGCGGTGAGGCGAAGATCCGGCCGGCGCGGGCGGTGAACGCCAACGGCGTCAACTGGGACGGCACGGCCTATTCGATGGTCGCCCCGAAGCTCGCCGCCATCGAACTCAGCTTCGATCGTGGCCGCGGTCTTCCGTGGGACGAGACCATGCTGCTCGACAAGCCGAACGTCACCTTCGAGGAGACCGATGCCGGCGTCGTCCACTACTTCACCGCCGCCGGCTGGGACGGCGAGCCGGAGATCAACACGAAGGACGGCGAGGTCACGGGCCTGAAGCTCGAATCCGACCAGTACCGCCAGCAGTCCACGCGCTGATCCGTCAGGGCCGGCGCTCTGCGCGCCGGCCGCCCCTCCTCACCAGGACCGTAGACCGTGGCGACCAAGAAGATCACCCTCGACAAGCCGATCACCGGGCACAAGGTCATCCGCGAACTGGAGTTCCGCGAGCCGCGCTGGGACGACATCATGGAGATCGGCGACGTCTACGTGTGGACGCCGCGGGGCGACGGCTACCAGATCCCGACCCCGCTCTACGGGAACATCAAGGCGTATTCCGAGCGGCTGATCGTGGAGGGCGACAAGCCCGGCGACCCGATCAACCTGACGCTGCTCGGCGTGTCGGACACCCGCAAGGTGAAGGACGCGATCATGGATTTTTTCCTCGCCGTCGATCCGATGATGACCCGTGGCTCGACGGCGTCGTCGAGCGACTCTTCTTCGACGTCGGGATCCAGCCCGACACCCTAGGCCGGATGACGATCTCGCAGCTCCTGTGGTGGTGGGGGTGCGCCGTCGACCGGGCTGAACGCAGGCAGCAAGGCGGGTCCTGATGGGCACGAGCGTCATCGAGGCCAAATTCGTCCTCTCCGGTCAGGATGCGGGCGCGTCGGCGGCTGTCGGGCAGGTCGTCAAGGCGATCAAGCAGATCGAGGAGGCCGGTAAGGTCTCCAAGGAGGTCGACAAGCTCGCCCGCTCGCTGCTGGAGACCGAGAAGGCGCAGAAGGCCGTCAGCGCGGCGATGGCCGCGCGCAACGGGCTGCCTCAGGCCCAGGCCGGCCTCAGGGCAGCGTCTGCCGAGGCTGCGCGGCTCGCTGCCGACCTCGACAAGGCCCGGGCGGCCGCGGCCGCCTTCAACGGCGTCCGGCTCACCCGCGGGTCGGATCAGGCCAAGTCCGCGGCCGAGGCCCGCCGGGCGGTGCGCGAGCTTGGGGCGGAGTATCGCAAGGCGGAGCGTGAGGTGCGCGTCGCGACCGCAGCGGTCGCGGCCCAGACCTCGACCCTGCACCACGCCGAACAAGCGGCGAAGGCCCTTGGCGCCGATCTCGGCGCCCTGGAGAGCCACGAGCGGCGCCTGCGCGGCGCCGTCGAAAGCACGACCCAGGCGCTGCGCCAGCAGATCTCGACCGAGGAGCGCGCGGCGCAGGCCGCGGCGCACCATCGCCGCGAGATGCAGGAATACGACCGGCACATGCGCCGGCACGGGGCCATCGGCGCCGCCGCGGCGGCGGCCTCCGGCTACGTCGGCGTCCACACCGTGGCGCACGGGGTCAAGGAGACGATCCAGGCCGGCGCGCGCTACCAGCACGAGGTGGTGGCGCTGCGCAACGCCGGCCGCACGCCCCACGAGATGCACGAGATCGAGGAGGCCTCGCGCAAGACCTCGCTCGCGGTGCCGACGGCGACCTTCGAGGAGAACCTCAAGGTCATCAACGAGACGACCGGCGCGTTCGGCGACCTGCACCACGCGATCGAGAACCTGACCTTCATGCAGAAGTCGGCAAGCGTGCTGCACGCCTCCGCCGGCGACAAGATCCACGAGGGAGCGGGCGAACTCGGCAACAAGCTCGCCCGCTTCTTTGAGATGCGCGGCACCGCGGGCAACACCCCGGTGTTCCAGCGCGAGGCGGGCGAGCTCATCCGCGCGATGGCGTTCACCCGCGGCAACTTCAACCCGCGCGAGGCGGTCAACTTCGCCCAGCAGGCGAAGTCGTCGCTGCCGCTCTACAACGAGCGCTTCCTGACGAAGATCGCCCCCTCGCTCGTGACCGAGTACGGCGGCGACCGGGCCGGCACGGCGGCGAACGCCTTTCGGAACGTGATCCTCGGCAAGGCCAACGACAAGAAGCAGGCCGAGGCCTGGATGGGCCTGGGGCTCCTCGACCCCAAGAAGGCGATCATGAAGGGCGGCCACGCCGTCTCGTGGTCGGGCGGCGCGGTCAAGGACACCAACCTCGCCCTGTCGGACCCGCTGGAATGGGCCCAGACGGTGCTCCTGCCGGCGATGCGAAAGAAGGGCATCAACGTCGACGACAAGCTTGAGCTGACCAAGTCGCTCGGCACGATGTTCCGCAACTCGAACTCGAACCTGTTCGCCGAGGCGCTGACGCAGAAGCTGTCGGTGCAGCGGCTGCTCAAGGACGAGGTGAACATCGACAAGGCGGGCACGCTCGACCAGATCTACGACCGCAACATGGCCCAGGATCCCACGCAAGGGATCAAGGCGGTCCAGGCCTCGCTCGAAAACTTGATCTCGACCGCATCCTCGCCGCTGATGGAGACCGCCGCGAGCGGCCTGAAGGCCGTCGCGACGGGCGTGCAGCAGCTCGCCGCCATGGCGAAGGATCACCCGAACCTCGCGGTGGCCGGCGGCCTCGGCGTGGCCGGGGCGAGCTTCGGGGCGGCGGGCCTGCTCTCCTACAAGCTCGCGACCGGGTTCGGGCTGTCGACCTCGGCGACCGCTCTGACGCACTCGGCTGCGATGCTCGACGCGGCGGCCGTGCGGCTCGGCGGTGGCGAGGCCCTGAAGACCGCGGCGACGGCCGGCGCTGGCGCCGGGGCCTTCCTCGGCATCGGCATGGCGGGATTTGCCGGCGGCGCGCTGCTCTCGGGCGTCGCGACCGCCGACCAACTGCCGAAGGTGCTCAAGGGGAAGGGGCCGACCTCCGTCGACCCCGCGACGGGCGGTGCGATCGATACGAACCCGATGGGCGACCTCGGGCCGACGATCAAGGAGTGGTGGAAGCGCACCCTGCCTGTTCTACTCGGCGGCGAGCCGGCCAAGGAGGCCGGCCGCGCGGCGGGCCAGGGCGTCGCCGATGGCGTGAAGGAGAAGGCCCCAGAAGTTCAGACCCAGGGCTGGTCGATCCTCAACGGCCTGCGCGGCATCTTTTCATATGGCGTCAACATCCCGATCAACTTCGTGCCCGGGGCTGGCGCGGGGGCGCTCGGCAGTCTCGGCAGCAGCGGCGGCAGCGGGATCCAAACAGCCTCTTTCTCGCCCGGTGGCGGGGGCGTGGGCGGGGTACCAGCAATCCGGGCTGGCGGCCGCTTCGGCGGCCTAGCGGTCGCAGGCGGCGGCGGTGGCAGCTTCGGTGGCCGTGCCCAGGCAGTCAGCGCGGGTTCGGGCATCGGCCACATCGCCTCCAAGGCGGAGCGAGCGGCATACATCCGGCAGGCGGCGATCGCGCGGGGCATCGACCCGGAGGTGGCGCTGCGGGTCGCCCAGTCCGAGGGCTTCAACCAATACGTCGGTGACCAGGGTCGATCCTTCGGTGACTGGCAACTCTTCACCGGCGGTGGGGTCGGCAATCGGGCACTCGCGGCCGGGATCAACATCCGCGATCCGAACACGTGGAAGCAGCAGACCGACTTCGCTCTGGATGTCGCCAAGCGCGAAGGCTGGGGGCAGTGGTACGGGGCAGCTCGCGTCGGCATCGGCAAGCGGCAAGGGCTCGGGCAGGGCCGCACAGTCGGCGGCGTGCCCGGCATGCCAGATCCGGGCCCCGGCTACATGGTCCCGCTCCATAAGGGCGGCACAGGGCTCTCGCGCTACAGCGACGAGCAGCTTCGAGAGATGGAAGCGGCGGACGCCAAACGCAGGGGCATCAAGGAGATGCCTCGCATCCCGGAGGGCGCCTCGTTCGGCGGCGCTTTCGGCTTGCAAGGTGCGGTAGCCGAGTTCCGCGACGCTGTGGGCGAGCTGCGGAAAGCCTCCTGGCGCAGCCATCACACGGTCGAGGTATCGGCCTCACCCGGGCTCCAGGCTCGCACTCGCGCGATGCATGCCTCCACCAAGGGCCCGATGAGAGCAGACCTTGGCGTGACTATGCCTGGAGCGCGCATCGAAGGAGAGTGGATCTGATGCTCAGCCTCCACCTCGGCACCGCCGGCATCATGGACATGGCGAAGGCGCTGGCCGCGACCGGCAAGCGCCTTCCGAGCGCCCAGGCCCTGGTGCTCAACCGGGTCGGCACCCGCGTCAAGCGCATCGTCAACGACACGCTGCCGGCCCAGACCGGGCTCTCGCGCTACACGATCAACCGCGCGGTGAAGATGCGCCGCGCATCCCCGAAGAACCCGAGCGTCACGATCTGGACGCGCGGCGGCGACATCTCGCTCAAGTACTTCCGCCCACGGGAAGAGAACGGCGGGGTCACCGCCTACATCTACGGCCACAAGGAGGTCTTCCCGGGGGCCTTCCGGCTCTCGGGCAAGGCGCCGAACCGCCGGATGGTCAAGAAGCTCAACGGCCACGTCTTCGAGAACACCGACGGCGGCTACTGGCGCGGGCACATCCGCAAGATCCGATCGGGGGTCCTCATCCCGGCCGAGATGATCCGGGGCAAGACGCGCCAGGCGTTCGAGCAGGTCGTCACCCACGAGCTGCCGCGTGAGGTCGAGCGCGAGCTCGCCAGGATCCTGCCGGGGGGCGGATCGTGAGCCGCAACTGGCCCCGAACGGTCCCGGGCGCGTCGTTCAAGGGGGCCTCGTTCGAGGTCAACCGCGAAGACCTGGACGGCGCGGGCCGCTATGTCGCCGAGCACCTCTATGCCAAGGCGGAGGAGCACGGCACCGAGGATATGGGCCGCAGGCTCCGGCGGTTCCGGGTCAATGCCTACATCTGCGGCGATGCCGCGGATGCCGACGCCATGGATTTCGTCGAGCTGTGCTCGACGCCCGGCGCCGGCATGCTGATCCTGCCGATGCTGCCGGGCGTCATGGTCCGGTGCACCGGCTGCTCCCGCTCGGCCGAGAAGATCCGGCAGGGCGTGATCGGCTTCGACCTGCAGTTCGTCGAGGCGGGCGCCGAGGGCGGTGGCTTCCCGGCCATTCCGCTCGGCGACCGGATCGCCGAGACCATCCTCGACGGGCTGTCGGGGATCATCGGTGACGCACTCTCCAGCTTCGGGATGCCCTGATGACCGACATCCCGAGCAGCGCGCTCGCCGCCGCGGCGGTGAGCGCCGACACGCTGGCCGGCTTGGTGCTCGATCTCGTCGCGGGGCTCCCGGTCGACACGGCGACCGCGCAGACCATCGGTCGCGCTGCGCGCCGCGCTCGGTTCCTGGCTCCTCGGATCGTGACCCAGGCCGATGTCGCCGCCATCGCCCGCATTCTGACGCGGGCGATCCGCGACGTGGCGCGGGCCGCGACGCCGGGGGATGCCAGCACCGCCCTCTACGCGGCCGCCGCCGGAGCACGGGAAGCCTACCCGCGAACCGCGTCGCCCGCGCTCACTCGCGCCTACCGCTTCGCCCAGGCACTGGCGGCCGGAATCGAGGTGTCGTGCCTGGGCGAGGCGTTCCTGGCCGAAGCACGCAGCGCGTTCGTCGATCGGCCGTCCGGTGATCGCGCCCGATCCCGGATCGGCGCGGCCATGGAGGCCTCCGGCGACCGCATCGCCGGCCTTCTCGGTCAAGCCACCTATGGCGCGCTGAACCAGGTCGCGCTCCAGGCTGGTGCCTATCTCGCCCAGGAGGTCGCGACCCTGCGCCCGGTTGTGGTGGTGCAGGCGCAAGCCGCGCGCCCGTCCACGGCGCTCGCCTATGCGCTCTACGGCGATCCTGCCCGCGGGGCGGAGCTTGTCGCACGGAACGCGATCGCGACGCCCCTCTTCTGCGGCCCGACGATCGAGGCCCTGTCCCCATCCGCGTGAGGTACCATGGCCGCCCCTGTCTGGGAGATCATCACCCTGGTGATTGATGGGCAGGCCCTCCAGGGCTGGCAGCAGGTCAGCGTGACCCGCTCGGCCGAGGCTGCAGCCATCTCGTTTTCGCTGGTAGCGACCAACCCCGGCTGGTCCGAGGAAGCCCGGCTTCTGCGCAAGGGCAAGCTGGTCCAGATTTACACGGCGCCCGACACGGAAGGCGCCGGGTTCGGTAGCTTCAGCGCCGCCAAGGCCGATCTCTTCTGTACCGGCTACATCGACGAGTACGAGGTCGAGATCGGACCGCGCGAACGACGCGAGGTCGGGGTCTCGGGGCGCTCGAAAGCCGGTGACGCGATCGATTGCCCGCCCGCCAAGCACAAGACCGGACAGGTCGAGAACAAGGACCTGAAAGGGGTGGCGGAAGAGTTCGACGAGTGGGACATAGGCTTTGCTGCCGATGTGCCGCTCAAGAAGATACCCGAGGTCCAGATCGTCCCGGGGGAGTCAATGTTCAAAGTTTTGGGGCGCGAGGCCAGCCGTTTGGGCGTGCTCCTGACCGGGCAGCCCGATGGCAAGGTCAAGATCACCCGGGCCGGCAAGAACCGGCACGCTGGCGCCCTCGTCGAGGGGCAGCCGCCGGTCTCGAAGTGGAAGATCCGATTTTCGATTCAGAACAAGCGCTCGCCCATCATCGTGCGCGGGCAGACCGCCCGCGGCACCGGCGCCAAGGCGCTGCGGCAGGAAGAGCGGGCCGAGGATCCGAGCGTCGAGCGCTACCGCCCCGAGATCCTGTTCAACGAAGGCTCCGACACCTCGAAGGAGCTGAAGCGCCGGGCCGAATGGCAGAAGCTGCGGCGCTCCGGCTCCGGCATTTCCGCCTCGCCCCATGTCGCGACGTGGCGCGACGAGGCCGGCAAGCTCTGGGAGCCGGGCAACCTCGTCGCCTGCCGGGTCCCGAGCGAGGACCTGGACCAGGATCTCGCCCTGAAAAGCATAACGTTCGTCCAGGTGATGGGTGAAGGCGAAGGTGCCGGTACCTATGCCGACCTCACCCTCGTCGAGCCCCGCACGCTGGGCGGCACGAAAACCGGTGGCGGGTCCCCGAGCGGTGATCTTGACCCGGGCGGGGACGGCGTCGGCGATGCCGACGGCCTCGAGGACGGCAACGAAGGGGATGATCTCGTATGAGCGGGCGCCTGTTCCGGGTCGAGCACGTCGACACCAACGACGACGGCGACCTTCAGACGACGACTCTCCTCGGGCCGCAGGGCGAGACGCTGAAGCGGGTCCACCGCCTCCAGCCGTTCGGCTTCCACTCCAGCGCGCCCAAGGGCGCGCATGGCCTTGGGGTGCAGTTCGGCGGCGGACCCGATGGCGGGCGCCGCCTCAACATGGTGCTGGGGCTCGAGGATCCGACCAATCGCCCGCGCAAGCGCGAGCAGGGGTCGACAGCGCTCTACGATGCCAACGGCTCGATGATCTCGCTCGTGCAGAGCGAGATGCGGGTCGTCCATGCCAAGCAACACGTGATCGCGGTCGGCGGCGTGACCTTCACGATCACGAAGGACGGCGTCGACATCCGGGGCGGCAAGGTCACCCACGAGGGCAAGGATATTGGCGCCACCCACCGCCACGGCGGTGTGCAGAAGGGCAGCTCGGACACCGACGTTCCGGAAGGGTAGCGACGATGCAGATCACCGTCACGCCGCTGGCGGATACCCGCGTCGTCGTGCTGCCGCCGGACATCGTCTGGCTCAAGGCCGACGGCACACCCGCCGGCCCGGGCGAGAGCGGCGTCGTCGGCGACTTCCGCCTCTCGACGCGAGCGGCCGACGGGCCGGTCGGCGGCCTCGTGGCCGCCAACCCGCTGCGCACCGCGACGTTGCTGCTGCTGTTCACCGACATCCGGTGCGAGAGCTTCGAACTGCGGCCCGAGCATCGGGGCGACCGGCGCGGCTGGCCGGGCGATGGATTCGACATCGACACGGCTGCGGGCGAGGCGCCGCTCGGTTCCAAGCTCTGGCTCTACCGTCGTTCGATCCTCTCCGAACAGGTCGGGATGCAGGTCGCGGCCGAGGCCAAGCGCGCGCTGTCGCCACTGTTGAGGCAGCAGGCGGTCGCGCGAATCGACACCGCTTACGTCCTCGACATCGAGGGGGACGCCCTCGGGCTGCCGATCGACATGTACGGGCGTGACGGTCGCAAGGTCTACGCCGACCGGTTCGATTTCCTCTGGAGCAGATCCGATGGCGGGCTATAACATCCGCTCGCTGAACGAGCTGAGTGCGCAGGCGCGCCAGTTCTTTACACAATCAATAGACGGCGCCATCGCGAGCGTCTGGGCCAATACATTCACCGTCATCTGTAAGGTTTTGGCGCTGCTCGATTTCGAGCATGAGATGCGCCGGGCCTGGCTGTTCAAGCAGATGTTCGCCTCGACCGCGGACGAACTCTGGCTCACGCGCCACGCCTTCGAACTCGGCATGGTCCGCGCGCCGGGCGTCGCCGCCTTCGGGCAGGTGACGATCGCCGCCCCGACCGGCGCCGTGGTCCCGGCCGGCCTGACCTTCGTGCGCGACGACGGCGCGACCGTCACGTCGCTGACGATCGGGACGGGCTCGGGCGGGGTCGCGACCCTCTACGTCGAGGCCGACCTCGCGGGCGCGGCCGGCAACGTCCCGGCGGGCACGAGCCTCGCGCTCTCGCCCGACACGCCCGTGCCCGACGGCGTCGGCGCGGTCGCGACGGTTCTCGCCGCCGGCGACGGCACCGGGCTCTCCGGCGGCATCGACCCCGAGAGCCTCGAGACATTCCGCGCCCGCGTGCTCGCCCGCAAGCGCAGCCCGCCGCACGGGGGCTCGGCCTCCGACTACGCCATGTGGCTGCGCGAGGTGATCCCGCACGCCGCCGGGGTCTGGGTCGACAGCTTCGTCAACGACTCGCGCGCGGTCTGGGTCGCGTTCACGGTCGTCGACGCCGCGACCGGCGCGACCCGCGTCCCGACCACGAACGAGCGGATCGTCGCGCAGACCTACCTCGACAGCCCGCTCCGCCGCCCGGTCACCGCCCGGGTCTTCGTGGCCCCGCTGATCCCGGTCGCGGTCCCGCTGACCATCGCCGGCCTTGTGCCGGATCGGCCCGAGACCCGGGCGGCGATCGCGGCCGAGGTCGCGGCGGTCTACGCCGACCGCGCCGAGCCCGGCAAACCGACGCTCGGGGCCTTCACCCTCTCGCGCTCCTGGCTCGACGAGGCGGCGAGCCGCGCGACCGGCGAGGACCGCCACCGGCTGCTCGCGCCCCCCGACGACCTCGTCTTCGGGGCGGGCGAGTACCCGGTCCCGGGGCCGATCACCTATACCGCCTGAGGGGCCGGCCGCCATGCTCACCGACCTGCTCCGGGGGCTCGGCTGCCTCACCGCCGACCGGGTCCTGCCGCGCGCCGACCGCGACACGCTGACGGTCGACGCGTCCCCTGAGGGCTGCGATCCGGGCCGGCCCTGCGAGGTGCTGCCGACGGTCCCGCCGTCGGTCGTCGACCGGCAGGCGGCCCCGACCGCCGACGATCTCTATCCCCAGATCGCCGGCGTCCTGACCCCGCGCGGGCCGGCCTGGGGCACCGACGAGGCCGGAGACGGCCGCGGCGCCGGGCCGGTGATGCGCGGGGTCTGGCGCGCGCTCGCCGCCTGGACGGCGCGGCAGAACGCCGACGAGTGGACCCTCGCGACCCAGGCGCTGCCTTCGGCGATCACCTACTCGCTCGCCGACTGGGAGGCGGAGTACGGCCTGCCGGACCCCTGCGGGCCCGGCGGCCTGACGACGGAAGGGCGGGTCGCGGCGGTCGCGGCGCGGTTTCGCGCCCGCGGCGGGGCCTCGCCGGCCTACTTCGTCTGCCTCGCGGCGACCCTCGGCTACACGGTCACGATCGAGGAGCCGACGCAGTTCCTCTGCGACGTCTCGTCGGTGGGGACGAACTCCCTCGTGGAGGGGTTCTTCCGCTGCGACGAGGGTGTCTGCGACGACACCCCGATCCAGTCGTACGCCATGGTCCCGGAGGCCAGTTCGACCGACCAGGCGGGCGGCGATCCGTTCGTGGAAGCGTTCTTCCGCTGCGACGAAGGAATTTGCGACGCAACCCCGATCGAGAGCTACGCGGTCAACCCGACCGCCGTCGCTTGGCAATTCTGGGTGGTTCACGCTCCGCTACAGGGCGAGTCGTATTTTCGCTGCGACGAAGGCGTATGCGACGCGACTCCCATCGAGTCGTTCACGCCGGCATCCGACCTTGAATGTCTGATGCGCCGCTACAGCCCGGCTCACACGACGGTCGTCTTCAATTACGACCGTTGATCGGTCTTCACATCATCTTCGTGACGCCCTCGGCCTCCCGCGTGCAGCCGCGCGGGCGGGTCGCCTCATGGGAGCCTGATCTTCGATGATCTACAATCCGCCTTCCGGCTCGACGAACCCGAACGCTCCGTACGTCGGCATGAACATCCCCGCCGGCCAGCAGGGGTCGAAGATCCCGGCGGCGGTGCCCGAGCACACCCAGCGCGAGATCGTCAACGCGATCACCGCCTCGGGTCAGACCCCGAGCGGCGCCGACCTGACCCAGCTCACGAAGGCGATCCAGTATTTCGCCGCGCAGGCGATCCCGGCCGCGACGGCCCTCTGGCACGTCGGCACCGCGAGCGCTTCCGCCGCGGCGCCCGTCGTCGCATCGGTCTCGCCGCCGATCGCGACCGAGACCGACCTGGCGCCCTGCCTCATCCGGTTCCCGGCGGGCGTCGCCACGGGCGCGGTCCTGACCGTCGGCGCCCTGAGCGGCCCGTTCCAGCGCAACGACGGCTCCCCGATCCAGCGCGGCGACGTGCCCGTCGGCGGCGAGGGGCTGGTCAACCGCCACGGCAGCGCCTGGCGCCTCGTCGGCTTCGGCCGGGCGGAGGTGCTGACCACCTCCCGCGACGCCCCGACCCTCTACGTGCGCCTGGACGGCAACGACGGCAACGACGGGCTCGCCAACACCCCCGGCAATGCGTTCCAGACCCTCGACGCGGCGTTTCTGAGGGCGACGAGCCAGTACGCCCTCGCGAGCGTCAGCCTCACCCTCGGGGCGCCGGGCACCTACCCCGCGCCGGGGCTCATCCCGGCCGCCGCGGGCAGCCTCACCATCATCGGCGACCCGACCCAGCAGGGGAGCTACGCGATCAGCGGCGCGCCGGCCGCCGGGCGCGGCGTGATCCAGGCGCAGTCGCCCCTCGTCCTGCTCGGGGTCACCGTCGCCAACACCGGCACCCAGGGCCACACGCTGGTGGCGGGCCGGGGCGCGTCGATCACCTGCGGCAACGTCTCGTTCTCCGCGGCGAGCGGGATCGCCGGGTATCACGCCTACGCCTCGGGCGGCCAGATCACGCTCTCGACCGGCTGCACGATCGCGGGCGGCGCCGTCGCGGCGCTGCTCGCCGAGTTCGGCGGCGAGGTCACGATCGCCCCCTCGACCCTGCTCACCGTCCTCGGCACGCCGACCTTCTCGAACGCCTTCGCGGTCGCCGGGCGGCAGTCCCGCATCACGGCGCTCGGCGGCTCGTCGATCGCCGGCGCGGCGAACGGGCCGCGCTACGCGGGCAGCGGCTACTCGCTGATCGGGACGAGCGGCGGCGGGGAGAACTTCTTCCCGGGATCGTCGCCGGGCACCCGCGACAACGCCCTCTACCAGTGAGCGCCCCCATGCTGACCTACGATCCCCGCGCCTGGTACTGGCGCGCCGACGACGGCCGCGTCTTCTCCAGCGCGGCCCTCGGCCTCGTCCCTCCGACCGGACCGGGGCTCGCCGCGTGGCTGGCCGACGGCGGTATTCCGACCGTGTGGCCGCGCGACGACGCCGGCGTGCAGACGCAAGGGGCCCTCGACGCGGTCCTGCGCGCCGCCGGCGTCCTCGCGTCGGTGCCGGACGTCTCCTCGGCGCAGGCCAAGATCGCGCTGATCCGCGCCGGCCACATGCCGGCCGTCAAGGCGGCCGTCGCGGCCAGCGACGAGGAGGTCCAGGTCTGGTTCTCGGATGCTCGCACCTGGCAGCGGCACAACCCGTTCGTCGCCGCGATCGGTGCCGGCCTCGGGCTGTCCGACGCCGCGATCGACGCGCTGTTCGCCCAGGCCGCCGCGATCGCGGCCTGAGGCCCCTTCGCCTCCCGTCTTCCGTCTCAGGCCTACGAGGACCGTCCATGGTCGACATCACGCCGATCGCGGTCGGCCTCGCTCCCAACGACGGCCTCGGCGACGAGGGCCGCGTGGCGTGGATCAAGGCGAACGCCAACGCCGCGGCGCTCGCGGCCGGGCTCGACGACGCCGGCGCGGCGATCGGCGACCTCAACGTCGCGGTCCTCGGGCGGGCGACGCACGCCGAGGTGACGGATGCGGTCGCGGCGCTCGAGCACCGCATCGACGCGGCGGTCCTCGACAGCAACGGCGCCTACGCCACGCTGCTCGCGGGCCTGCGCAGCGACCTCGACGCCGAGGTCGTCCGGTCGACCGGACGGGACGTCGCGCACGACGCCCAAATCGGCGCCCAGCGCCCCTCGGTCGGGGACTGGCTCCCGGTCTGCCGGGTGGAGGGCGCGAGCCTGAACGGCGGCCTTGCCAACGCGGCGGTGAGCCAGCCCAACATCGTCGTTCCCGCCGGGTTCTCGGGACAGAATGCGTACCTTCGCCTGATCGCGCCGCTCGGTGCGGCGGATTTCGCGCGGCTCGCCGGCCGCACCCTCGAACTCACGGTCGCGGTCTCCGCGTCCGAGGGCATGCTGCGGCCGGGCGTCCATCCGCTCCGGGTCGAACCGCTCGAGGTCTTCGCGTCGGGCAATTACGGCCGGGGCACCGAGACCTGCGTCGACGTCATCAACGGCACCGGGACGCTGCTCCTGCGGACCGTCCGCTACACGGTCGGCGGCGCCGAGGACGCGATCGGCGTCCCGCTCGTCATCGACGGCCCGACGACGTCCGGCGTCGGCCACCAGCTCATCGTCACGGGGTTCTCGGGCCGGGTCGTCACCGACGCGACCAACGGCGCCCTCGGCCCGTCCGGCGTCACGGTGGCGCTCGCCCGGCCGTCGAACGTGCCCGAGCTGGCCGGCGTCGGGATCGACATCGGCGATTTTGCCTACACGACCACGCTCGCCAACGGCGCCTTCGTGACGCCGTTCTTCGACCGACCCGTGCTCAATATCCCGATCGGGTCGACCGGCGCGACCACGTCCGCCACCGCCATCTGGGCGATCGACAGCCCCACGCTGCTGCGCGGCGCGCGGGTGCGGCTCGAGGCCGAGATCGCGATCACCGACCCCCACCAGATCGGCCTCTCGGCCGACCTGCGCTGGCGGCCGAGGATCGGCGCGGAGGTGGTCGCGCAGGACACCGATTACCGGGCGATGCGCCGGATCCGCCCTTACGTCTACCGGGCCGTCATCGAGGCGACGGTCCCGGGCGACGCCGACGAGATGCGGGTCGTCTGGCAAATCGGCACGGGCGGAGCCCCCGTCACGGTCGCGCAGGCGATCCGCCTCGCCCGCGTCCGGTTGACGGTTCTCGCGGTGCCGGGCCGTGGCACCGGGTTCACGGGCGGCGCGCGGGTGGGCACGGCCGCGGACATCAACGCCGAGGCGCGGGGCCTGCGGGCCCTGCGCCGCGCGCAGGCCCGCGCCGCGCTCGGGGTCGCGGCGCAGGCCGGCGCCTACGACCAGCGCCTGATCGTGCCCGACAACACCGGCAGCCTCGCGGAAGCCCTGTCGTACGCGATCTTGGACGCCGACATCGGCAATCGCTACGAGGTCGAGATCAAGCCCGGCACCTATGCCGGCGGGCTCAACTTCGGTCTCGACCTGCCGGAATACACGGACCTGTCCGGCCGCGACCGCGACCGCTGCGTCATCGACGGCCGGCAGCCGGACAGCACTGCGCTCGCCGACATCGCGGCGAAGTCTCCGATCAACGCCAACCGCGGCGGCGTGATCCGCGGCCTCACCGTCATCGCCGGCAACTGCCGGTATGGCGGCCACGCCGACCCGCTCGACACGGCGCCGAACCGCCGGCTCGTCGTCGAGGACTCTGCCTGGATCCACGCCGGCAACGCCGGCGCGGTCGCCTACCAGACCGCGAACGGCGGCAACCCGGGCGGCGTCTGGACGTCGACGGCGGCCTTCGGGTTCGGGCTGTCGTCGGGCGGCGAGATCGCCTTCCGGCGCTCGCGGTTCCTCGGCGGCGCCTTCACGGCGCTCACCGGGCACTCGAACGGTTCGAAGAACGATCCGTCCCGGTTGCTCATCGAGCAGTGCGTCCTGAACCCCCGCGCCGACCCGACCGCAGCAAACGGTTTTTCGCTGCAGTACGGCGTGATCGGGAACAGCCAGGGCGACGTCGTCACGCTGATCGGCAACGTCCTGATGGGCCCGATCGCCGTGATCTTCACGGCCGATCCCAACGTCCCGGCGGTGGCGCAGATCGCGGACCGGACGTCCGGGGTCATCTTCGGGGGGCACTCGAACAGCCCGACGCCGGTCGTCATCGGGGACAGCGCGCGGGCTTTGCGCATCGAGAGCGCGGCGCCGGGGCCGGGCAGCGCGGTGGTGCTGGGCGGCAGCGCGCTCCCGATCCTGTTCGGGAGCGTCATCACCGGCGCCGGCGCGGCCGGCCTCGCGGGGTCCGCCACCGGCACCCTCGAGGTCGCCGAGGCGATGACGCTGGGCCAGCGGCTCGGCGACCGGACCGGGTCGCCGGTGACGCTGACGATCGCGATCGATGGCGGGTCGCCCGCCAGCGTCACGTTCGGCAGCAACCACACGGGCGCCTCGAACGAGACGATCCGGTCGACGATCCAGTCGGCGATCGGCGCGGCCGGCACCGTCAGCCTCTACCAGCCGTCCCTCCGGTGGCGGCCGGTGATGACGGACGAGGAGATCGACCTCGTCAACAGCGGCGCCACGACGATCCCGTTCGGGGCCGCGGTCGCCTACGGCGACCATCAGGCCGCCGGGCGGATCATGACGTCGGCCGACGATCCGGCCGACTTCGCCGGGGTCTCGCTCGGGGTCATCCGGCCGGGCCACGCGGGCCGGGTCAAGCGGCGCGGGATGCTGCGCGTCGCGCAGGACCTGCTGCGCTCCGATGCGACCTCGTTCGTCCGGGGCGCGACCTTCGGGGTCGGGACGACCCCGGGCCGCTTCGCGCTGGGGGTCACCCCCTCGCTCCTCACCGCCGTCAACTCGGCCGACGTCACGCTCTAGCCTCGAGGCTTCAATGATCCGCTTTGTCGTCGCGGCGCTGCTCGCGCTCGCCGCCGCCTGGCCGGCTGCCGCGCAGCAGCCGGTCTTCCTCGACGCGGCCGGCGTGGCCCGGATGCGCGTCACCGGCACCAGTACGGTGCCGATCGGGCGCTGGCAGGGCGGTCAGTACACGGCGACGTCGGACGCGGTCGAGATCCGCGGATCCGGCTCGACGGGCGACGTATCCCGCATGAGCGCGCCACCGGACCCGGGGGCCCCGCTCAACACGCTCTCACGCCTGCTTGCCGACCGGCAGACCACGACCTACACGCCCGATCTCGGCCCAGGCATCGTCGGCGCGCCGCGCTCGGTCGCCGAGGCTCTGGATGCCGGCTATCTCGATGCCGGCGCACTCGGCTTCCGGTCTTGCCTGACGGACTGCGCTGCGGCGCGGGCGGCGAACGACGCGGCTTTGGCATCTCTAAGCTCCAAGCTTTCGGATGTCGGCGGTACGATCTTTCTCCGTCGTGGTATTTGGCCCTTTACCCAAGACTTCAATCTCACCGACAAGCATTTCGGGGTCGTTGGCGAGGGTGGGGGCCGGACAATTATCCGGTATGAGGGAACGGGAAATCTTTTTAATATCACACAGAGCAGTCTGTACTATCGGCTGGAGTTTCGCGATTTCACGGCTATGGCTGCCTCGACCGGCGCCAACACCACTATCAAGATCGTCCGGCCGCTCGGAAATAGCTCTACCCAGGCCGGCCCCAACATCCGAAACGTCGAATTCGTCCCGACAGACCCGACGAAGTATCAGTGGCAGACTGGTATCGACTGCCTCGGATGTTGGAATCTGAACGTAACGGAAAATCTTTTCGTCGGCAAAGACAACGCGTTCAGCGCCGACTTTCTTATTCTCAGAGATAAGTCAACCCCTCCCACCATCGTCAACAACAAAGTATTTTCGGCCAATCGCGCTGTCTACGCTCCGCCTGGGGCGTTTGTGGAAGGTCCGATTATCGTGGCCAATCAGTTCGTTGGCGTAAATTACGGCATCTTTCTTGATAATGCGAACAACGCCCCGGGCGCACAAATTATTGGAAATCATATCAACGCATACAAAGCTGGGATCGTTTCTATCGCTAGACCGCAGGTGATGATCGCAAAAAATCTTCTGTATCGCTATGGAAGCGAGACGACCGGTTTTGACTGGAATGGCATTTATCTTGGGGCTGCATCATCCGATGCTTCCATCGAAGATAATTCTTTCTACGGGTATAAAGGCCAGTATCCGGGTGGAGCCACGGCTGTAACTGGTGTAAATTCTACGGCCGGATCGGTCTTCGGCGGAATGATGGCCGATCTGAACTATGGAATTGTTGGGTCCCAGAATTGGGCCGTCGTCTACGACAACGTCAAAACGCGAAATGTAACCACTTTCGATTATCAGCTTGGCGCCGGATCTTATAGAGGCAATGTCTGGGCGTTCTGATCGGCCGCCCTGCCGTGACCTTCCCCCGACCGCAGCGCCACCCGGCCCGGTCCTGACACCCTGACACTCCGGAGATCCCGGTGGCCGCCCCGTCGGGGCGACGGTGCTTCATGCGCCCTCGCGGGCTCGCCCTCATCCGGCGGGCCCGCATCGTTTCCGCCTCTCTCACCCAAGCCCCGAGATGCCGACCGAGCGCTACCATCCCTCCGCGACGGGCTGGCTCGACGCCGGCCCGACCCCTTGCATTCTGCAGCTCAAGACCGTCGCCTGCGTCGTGGTCGCGGTCGGGACCGAGATCCCGACGAGCGACGAGGCGCCGACTCATTGCCTGTCCTACACCCGCGACGGGGCCGACCTCCTGCCCCTGCCGATGGAGGGGGAGCGGGTCTACCTGCGGGCGCAGGTCGCTCCTGCGTCCATCGCCCCCGAGGTCGTGATCTCGCGCGGGCGGACCGGGTCGGGCTGGGCCTCGCCGCCCTGCGACTGGCAGCCGCCGGTCATGGCGGCGATCGCGGCACCCGATACCTACCAGGTGCTGTTTCCGGCAGGGACCGCGCTGCATGGGGGCACGCTCGTCAACACCTCGCCCCCGGGGTCGAGCCCGCTCCACGTCGACGTGACGGGGGCGATGGGGCCGGATCTCTCGACCGCCGCGATCCCGGTCTATCCGGCGCTCGACCCGACGACGGCGCCGGGCGCCTGGCGGGTGCCCCCGACACGGGGCGCCGTGACGATCCGGGGCCCGGCCGGCGGCACCTTCGTGGGGTTCTCGGCATGACGCTGCGGCTTCTCTCACGGCTGGCCGCCGCCCTCGCCCTCGCGCTCCCGGCGATGGCGCAGGACGCCCCGCAAGGCCCGTCCGGCCGTCGCCCGGCTCCGGCGTCGGAGGCCCGCATGGGCCTCGTCAAGCCGGGCCGCGGCCTCGTCGTGCACGCCGACGGCACGCTCGACGTCGACCCCGCAAGCCTGCCGATGGCCGTGCAGGGCGCGCCGGGGCCCAAGGGCGACCCCGGGCCCAAGGGCGACCCCGGGCCGAAGGGCGATCCCGGCCCGGCGGGCCCTGCCGGTGCCGACGGCCGCCCGGGCCCGCAGGGCCCGCCCGGCCAGCCTGGCGCTGCGGGCGAGACGGGTCCGCCCGGCCCGCGGGGATCCGCGGGCGCCGACGGCGCGCCGGGCTCACCCGGGCCGAGGGGCGACACGGGCCTCAAGGGGGATGCGGGCCCCCAGGGCCAGGCCGGCCCCAAGGGCGACGCCGGTCCCCAGGGACAGGCGGGCCCCAAGGGCGAGACGGGCCCCGCGGGCCCCCAGGGCGCCGCCGGGTCGCCCGGGGCGGCCGGGCAGGCCGGTGCGCAAGGACCCGCCGGTCCCTCGGCGCTCGTCTCGCTCGGCACCGTCACGGTGACCGAGACCGCGGCGGTCGCGATCTCCCTCGGGATCCGCACGATCACACTCACCGTCGCCGGTCTGCTCGCGACCGACGCCGCGGTGATCCAGCCGGTCGGCTCACCCCCGGCGGGCTACCTGTTCGGCGCGCCGACGGTGCGCGCCGCCGGGACCCTCGACCTGCCGACCTACGGCCCGGCGCTCGCGGTCGGGGCCAGCCGCAGCTTTCAGGTCCGGGTGCTGGCCCTGCGCTGACGCACCCCCCTCACCGGAGATCACACGATGACCGCAAAGCCCAAAGCGCGGCGCGGGCGCCCGCCCGTGCCCGCCGATCACGACCACGTCGATGGCTGCCTCTGCGGCCACGACCAGGCCGAGCACGAAGCGACGCCGGACCACGATTTGCCGGCGGCCAATGGCGGCGTCGAGACGCCCCGCACGCCGCGGCGGCGCGGGACCCGCACCAGCGTGGGAGAGGCCTAATGCCCAACGCCTTCTGGCTCGCCGATGTGCTGCGCGCCGCCGGCCTCAAGGTCGCCGAGGTCGACGGGTGGAAGACCCGCGGCCATGGCGAACTCGGAACCGTGCGGATGGTGATGCTGCACCACACCGCCGGCCCGCAAACCGGCAACATGCCGAGCCTCGCGACCGTCACCAAGGGCCGGCCCGACCTCGCCGGCCCGCTCTGCAACGTCGCGCTCGGCCGGGACGGCACCTGCTACGTCGTCGCGGCCGGGCTCGCCTACCACGCCGGCCCGGGCGCCTGGCAGGGCATCACCGCCGGCAACTCCTCGAGCATCGGCGTCGAGGCCGAGAACACCGGCTTGGGCGAGTCCTGGCCGGAGGTGCAGCTGGACGCCTACGCCCGGCTCTGCGCCGCGGTCCTGTCTCATGTCGGCGCCGCGCCGATCATGGCGGTGGCGCACCGGGAATGGGCGCTGCCGAAGGGCCGCAAGATCGACCCGGCCGGGATCGACATGGCCGCCTTCCGGGCGCGGGTCGCTGGCATCATGAACGGCGCGCCGGTCCGCCCGGCGATCCCCGCGAAGGACATCACCGGGCGGCCCACGCTTCGGCGCGGCGCCAAGGGTGACGACGTGAAGGTGCTGCAGGCTGCGATCGGGATCACGGCCGATGGCGACTTCGGGCCCGTCACCGAGGCGGGCCTGCGCGCCTGGCAGCGGGCACACGGGCTGGTGGCCGACGGCATCGCCGGCCCCGGCACTTGGGCCGCGATCGACGGCGCCAAGGCGGCGGCCTGACCAACTCACCGGAGATCCCGGGCAGTTCGACCCGCGCCGGCCGGGCCAGCCGAGCATCCATGATAGCGGCGCGCCCATCCAAGATAGCGGCTGCACCATCCAAGACAGTGAGGTTCTCATGATCCGCAAGCTCTCGCTCGCGGCGCTGGCGCTCGCCTGCCTCGCCGCCTCCATCGTCGCTCCCGCCGCCGCCTGGGCGGCCGACGGCCTCGTGAACGCGCCTCTCGTCGCGCCACTCGTCGTCACCACGAAGACGGTTGCGCTCCCCTGGGGCGACTGGGCCATCGCGGTCGGGCACGAACTCGCCGCTGTCGTGGTCCCCATGCTCGGCGCCCTGGTGATGTGGGCGATCCACCGCTACGTGCCGGTCGCCGGCCTGTTCGTGACGCAAGGCCTCGTCGACAAGCTCGTCGCCAACGCCCGCGACTACGCGCTGAACGCGGTCGAGGGGGCGGCCAAGGACAAGGTGCTGACGGTCCCGGTCGGGTCCGAGGTGGTCGCCACGGCCGCCCAGCGCGCGATCGACGCCGGCCTGCCCTGGATCGTGCGCCAGGCCGGCGGGGCCGAAGGGATCGCCGAGAAGGTGTTCCGCCTGCTGCACCTCGAGGAGAACGCCTCGCTCGCGACCGTCCTCGCTCCTGCCCTGGAGCAGATCCGCGCGACCACCAAGGCAACCGCCAAGGCGGCGGCCTGACGAGACCCGGGCGCCTTGGCGCGCCCGGGTCCCCTGCCGCAGGGAGGCGCATCCATGCCCTGGAAGGTCCCACCCGCCGCGCCGCTGCCGATTCGGGATCGGCCGGTGGTCGACGGCTCTGCCGAGGTCGAGGCCATGATGCTCCGTGCCCTCTCCCGGCTCGACCCGGCGCTGGCGCGCTTCGCGCGCGCCGAGCGGCGGCGGGCCGCGGTCCTCCGGTTCTGGCGCGGGATCACCGCCCATCTGGCGACCCGGATCACCGAATGGGTCGCGGCGGCGTTCATGCTGCAGCTCGGGTGGACGCTCTACATGCCGCCGGACGTCCTGCCGGGTCAGCCGGCCTGGGCGCTCCTGACCCAGATCCTCTTCGAGACGACCTGGGGCATGGTCATGCTCGCGATCGCCGCCCTGCGCGTCCTCGCGCTCGGCATCAACGGCACCTACCAGGGATTCCGGTTCTCGCCGCACGTCCGGGCCCTGACGGCGTTCCTCGGTTGCGGCATCTGGCTCCAGGTCGTGCTCTCCCTGTGGCTGTCCCAGGTCCCCGGGACGGCGCTCGGCACGTACAGGATCATCCTGGCCCTGGAGTGCTGGAACCTGTGGCGCGCCGGTCTCGACGTGGGCTTCGTCGAGCGGAGGCGCGCGGATGCCCCCTGATCCCGCGGCGATCGTCAAATCCCTGCCCGACTGGCTTCAGGTCGGGGCCAACATCGTCCTGTTCCTGGTCGCGATCGGGATCACGGTCGGAGCCTACTTCAAGGGCCACGCCAAGGGCGGCGAGAAGGCCGACATGCTGGATGCCGAAGCCTTCCTCGAGAGCGGTCCCGTCCAGGGCTTCCTCGGGTCGATCACCGCGATCGCCGAGAACATGCGGCTCCAGACCGAGGCCCAGAAGGTGGCCTCTGCCGCGCTAGGCGCGATTGCAAAGCTGGTCGAGGACGACTTCGACGAGCGGCGCGTGCATCGCGAGGTCGAGCGCCGGCTCGCGGAACGCGAAGGGCGCCGACCGGGCCCCACAAACGGCTGGGGCGCCCCCTGAGGGGCGCCCCGCCTTGAAACATCCGGCCCTAGAGGCCTTATGCCCCCGCCCCCGTGGCGGGGGCTTTTTTGCGTTCAGGGGTGGGTCCTGATCTCCTCCTCTTGTTCTGTGGCCGGGGCGGTGGGGCGGGTGCGGAACCGCACCACGAAGCGCCGCCCGCGGGTATCGCGCTCCTTCTGGGCGATCATCCGCCGGAAGGTGGCGAGACGTTTTTCGGCCTCTTCGGCAGCCTGAACGCAGGCCTCATAGCGAACCATCATCCCCTCCCTGGACCGGGATACCGGCGGCGCGGGCGCGGGAGAGCAGATCCGCGAGCGGGCCGGCGATGATGGCGTCCGCTTCTGCTCGTGCCTGCCCCGCCCGGGCTTCGAGACAGGCGCGCTGATCCGGCGTGGCTTCCGATGGGACATCGAACATCAGGAGGCCACCGAGCCCGAACCGCCTGGCGATGAGGGTCCGTGCGATGTCCTCGCGCAGCCCTGCCTTGGTGCTACCGGTCATGGGAGGGCTCCAGAGATTGGCCGCGAAGCTGCGCGATGAGGCGGTCTCGCGCGTCCCGACCGCGCCGCATCTCGGTAAGAAGCTCATCCTGCACAGCCTCGCGGTGATCGCAGGCGACCATCAGGCGCTTGAGCGCATCATTCTGCTGTGAGATGGTAGTTGAAGCCAGAACGAGACCAACCGCTGGCAGAATGCCGCCGGCCGATAAGCCAGCAAGAAAGATGATTATCGGCTTCATGACTGACTCCTATGCTTCGGACGCTTGACCCCAGCCGCGTCGTAGAGCGCCTAGATCCTGATCTCGGATGCAGCCACCTCGATCCCGCGTCCGGCCCGGATGTGGTCGGAGCGCCATTGCTCGGCCTGGGCGATGAGGTGGGAGATGTGAGGGGTCACGACTGCCCCTCCATCGCGACAACCACCCCCACCAGAGCGGTACACAGCGCCAGGTGCGGTGAAGTCCTGCCCTGACTGCCGCCGAAAAAATTTCCGACCCGGAGTGAGGCGCACCAGTCTGCGAGACCCATGGTCCCGCCCAGATCAAGATGAGCCCCAGGTATCACGGCCTCGATCAGCGCCAGCGTGTGCTGGGCGACTTCGAGCGGACGGAAATCGGATGAGTAGAGACCTGCCGGCTGGACGCCCTTGAGGCGCTGCGACAGCAGCCATTGCATCTGGACGTCGATCGAATGCTGAGCGCCAGATGCCGCCTGCATCTTCGCCAAGAGGTCGCGGAGATCGTCACCGGCCATGCTCGACCTCCTGGGTGATGAGGGCGGCGCGGTCCGCGGCGCGCTGCCGATCGGCTCGGATCCACGACGGCAGAGGGCGCCACGGCCGAAGCCGCCATCCCCGCTCGGCATCCCTCAGGCGCTCGCGGAAAACCCGCAGGTCGTCAGCTCTCGACATGAGGTGTCTCCTGGGTTGGGGTGAATGCGAGGCGATCGCGCCGATGTGCTTGAGCACTCGACCAGATACGCGCGGCTGCGTCGCGTTGAATTCCGCAATCCAAAGCGCCCCTGTGAAAGTCCTGCATATTGAGAACACTTTTGCAGTAACGCTCAAACGCAGCGCTAATCTTTTTAGATCGATCACACTCTGCCTTGCGTTCCTCCTCAGCCTCCGCCCTCTTGCGCTCGCTTTCCGCGAGGGCGGTGCGGGCTTCGTCACGCTCGCTCGTCAAGGCGGCGATCCGGCAGCCGGCCAACGCCAACTCTCCGCCGATCTCGGCGACAAGATCGCCGTTCTCGCGCATGTGCCGGGCGAAGCGGTCCGCGCGAGCCTCTTCCTCGCGCAGGCGCTCCCGAAGCCTCTCGTTCTCCGCCTGGACGGCGCCGATCTCGGCCCGGACGCGATCGACCTCCTCGGCGCAGGCGCTGGCCTGCGTCGCCATCTCGTCACGCTCCCGCGTCAGGCGGGCGATCTTCTCCTCGGCAGGCTCAGACATCGTCGGTGGTGTCCTTGGGCTGGAGGGAGGCGATCCAAGACTTGGCGAGGGCCATTCCGGCATCGGTGAAGCCCCACGTCACGGTGTTCCCGAGCGTCTGGTCTTCACGAGGGATCGGCACTGTATAAAGGATGCCTCGGTCCACTAGAGGCTGCACTTCTCTGGCGTATGCCCATCCGTCGAGGGCATCGCTCGGCGCGTCTCTCAGGTATTCGTCGGATAGCTTGTAGGATACCTCCTTGATCACGGCCTCTCTAATGGTTCTGAGGTGGGCTTCTGCGCTGATGGTCGTCATCGTCCCTCCTCCTCTTTCTGGAGAGCGGCGCGGGCGGCGGACTTCAGCCGATCTTCGATCCACCGCGTCGTGCGCTTTATGGCTCGGTCGCGCTCGGCGCCCGACAGAAGACCATGCACCGACAGGCGGATGATGGCCTGGTTGAAGGCGTCGGCTGTAGCGGCATCCTCCGCCGAGAGGGCCGGCATCTGTTGCGCGAAGCTGGGCGCACCCCAGCCGAATTCGATCGAGCGCTGTCCCACGGCCTACCCCTCCCTCTGGGAAGGACGGGGAGCGGCGGCAATCATGGCAGCCCAGATGTCGTCCGATCCGACATCCTCCTCGTTAGCCCATCCGGCGGCGATCATCTCCGGCGTCGGTTCCCGAGGTAGGAGAACCCACCCCTCGGTCTCCCCTACCCCGCTCTCCTGAGACGAGGGGGGTTGGACTGTGCTGGCGGGCGCCACGACGTATCCGGTGGTCACTTCGCACCACTGGACCGCGCTTGAGAGGGAGCGTCCCGCTCCGAGGCGATGCCGTTCACCCTCCGGCGAAATGGCATTGGCGTACCAGGGGCCGGATCGGCTGAACGCCTCCAGCAGCGCGACGACCATTCCGTCGATCAGCAGAGCGACCCGCAGGGCGTGATCGTCCGTCGGATCCCACTCCTCCCAGCCGTCTCGCGAGAGGCCGGTCATGACCCTGGCCTCGACTTCGGGCGCCAGTTTTAGACCGTCCTCCCCCGTCTCCTTGATCACCCCATCCGGGGTGGGGGACTGCGACGGGTGCTTGCCCATGCGCAGCAGGATCATGTCGCACGCCTCACGCCAGATCTGGGCTGGGCTATCGCCTTCGTCCGGTGCATCGTCGGCCTCGCAGCGGACGCGGCGCACGATCTCGTCGGGGCCAAGGCCGATCCAGGCCTGCGAGCGCGGGTCGAACGTCGTCATCTCTCACTCCTGGTCCTGGGGATTGGTGGCGTCGGCGGCGGAGCGCTCTACGAGGCGGCCGGAGCGGAAGGCGTTGACGAGGGCGACGATGAATTCGGCGTTGGCCTTCGACACCGCGTCCCAGGCGTGGAAGCCGTCCTCGTGGCCCTCTTCTTCGATCTCAGCGATGGTGCTGTTCGATCCTTCGAAGATGACGCCCGGCTTGCCGTGCCTAATCTCGTCCGTGCAGATGACCGCCGTGTGGTAGCCTTCCGAGCAGTCCTCGCCGGAGCCGTAGCTGCCGTCGGTCCTCTCGCTCTCAACGTGCCACTCGCCCTGCGTCGCCTTCTTCGACAGCGCCGCCAGGTCCCCAGCCCCCTCACCCCGGCCAGCCGTGCTGATGTGGGAGATGGTCGGGAGCAGTTCGTGGAACTGCCGAGCGTCGGTGATCGCGCGGGCAAGGCTCTCGCCAAGGTCATTATTCCCGACGAGCTTCGAGAGGCGATCCAAGTCGAGCGGCGTCGAGTAGGCGTGCGGAAGCTCCACCTCTCCCGGAGTGGAGAATGGGGGCTGGGGCACGGCTGGCACCGCGAACGGCCACGAGGTCTCGCGGCTCTCGCCCGGGCGGGCCGGGATCGTGCGCCGGCCGCCGCAAGTCGTGCAGCAGTCCTTCAGGTTGTTGCGCCCGCCGCCGGGCGTCATGTTGCCGGTGGCGGCGCAGGTCGGGCACGGGACTTCGATGTCGGGCATGGCGCAGCCTCAGGTCAGCAGGGGTTGCACGGAGCCGTCCGGGTAGACGGCATCCAGCGGCACATCGCCGGTCGGCTCGTCGCCGGACCACTTGTCCGGCCAGGTCCCGGCGGCGATTAGGGCGCGGATCCGCGCTTCCTCCTCGGCGTTCAGGATGTCGACGGACGGCCAGCTGCCGGCCACCGCCGCGGCGTTCACCTCGGCCTGGATGCTAAGGATCTCCTCGAGCACGGCGAGGCGCACCGGCAGCGTGATCGGGCCAAGTCGCTGCGGGTTCTTGGCCGTCTTCCCGTTCTTCAGGACCTCGGCGCCGGGCTTGCGCAGCCGGTTCGCCGGCAGACGCAGGCGGCGGTAGATCTCGCGCAGGCGCTTCAGCGGAGCGAGGTATGACCAGGACGGGTGCCGGATGATCTTGTCGAGCGCCCGGTCGTTACTCGCGAGCGGGCAGCACAGGCAACCGGTACGTGCTGCCAGTTCCTCGGCCTCGTCGCCACCATAGGCGTCGGCCACCATCGCGGTCGACCAGCCGCCGTACTGCTCGGCCGGCGCGTAGATCCGCAGCCAGTCCCAGACGTGGCAGACCCGCCAGTGCAGGAGCGGCGCCAAGGTGAAGATGCGCCCGCGGACGCCCTTCGCCTCCGGGACGGCCAACTGGTACCAGCCCTGCCCGCACTCGGCGCCGTCGCGTCCGCACGACATCTCGATGCGCCGGTCACGGATTGCGCTCTCGCCCTGGCGCACGCCGGTGATCATCAGCACCGTGTCGCGGGTTTCGGCCGCCTGATCCTCCGGGCCATCGGCGAGCACCGGGCCGCCGTTGTGGCCGATCATCTCGGCCATGGCCTCGGCGAGGTCCGGGTCGTCCCGGCCGTCGAGGTCGGCGGCGATCGCGGCCGCCATCGGGTCGACCTTGATCTGCCGGGTGCACCAGCGGAGCGTGTTGTTGTTCGGCGGCGGGACGCCGCGGCCGAGGATGTAGACGAGGAACCGCTTGTCGAGCGGCGCGGTCACCACCCGGACGCGGATCCAGGGGAAGCGCGCAAGCTGCCGCATCGTCTCGGCAGCGGCGATCGCGAGAGGCACGAGCTCCATGCGCGTGTCGGCATAGTAGACCGTCAGCGTCTCGGGCCGCGGCAGCTGCCCGCTCTCGATCAGGTGGATGAGCAGCGTCAGGGTGGCGGTCGAGTCCTTCCCGCCCGACCAGGCCACGGCCCAGTGCCGGTGCAGAGGGCCGTAGGAGCGGAGCGACGCCAGGGTGAGATCCAGGGCCTCGCTGTAGACGAGCCGGTCGGCACCGGCCGCGAAGAGGTCGAGTGCGACGGCTGCCATCACGGCTGCTCCGGCAAGCTGTCGAGGGTGGCGGGGGTGGTCATCAGTTTTGCTCCATGCTGTCGTGGGTGGCTGGGCGAGGACGCGGCGCGGGGCGCTCGATGCGCCCGCGCCTCGGCGACGAGGGCGGCGACGATCTGCTCGGCGGTGACAGGCCCCAGCGCGCGAGGATCTTGGCAAGGGGTTCGCCGGTCTCAGCCGCCTCGGCTTTGGCCTGGGCGCGCAGGGACCGCGCCTTATGACGGCGGGCATCCTGCGCGCGGGCCCGCTCGGGATCGGCCTTGCGGTACTCGGCGGTCGCTGCGGCGGCGCGCTTGCGGCGCGCCGCGACGTCAAGGGTGCTCTCGGTGGTCGTGAAGCGGTGCCCGCAGGTCGCGTCGGTACAGATCCGACGGCGGCGAATAACCGTGCCGCCCGCCTCGGGACGGCTGTCGACGACCTTCGTATCGGCCTTGCAGCGCGGACAGATCATCGCGCGGCCCTCACGACCGGACGATGGTCACGCGCTCGGCCGCGCGCGTGACCGCCGTGTAGAGCCAGCGCCAGGCGTTCTCGCGAAAGGCGGACGCCTCGTCGAACACGACGAGGTCGTCCCATTGCGAGCCCTGCGCCTTGTGGGTCGTGATCGCGTAGCCGTACGTGAACTCGTCGGTGCCGCGCCGGAGCTCGAACGGGATCTCGGCCTCGTCCCCGGTGAAGAACCCCGGCAGGATGTTGAGGCGGGTCGGCTTGGCCTCGACCGTGTCCTCGGACGTCGCCGCGATCTCGATCGGGTCCGATCCGAAACGCGAGACCTCCTGCGCGGTCCAGAGGCCCCCGTTCAGGAGCTTCTTCGTCCGGTTGTTGCGCAGACAGATCAGCTTGTCGCCCGGGACCGGAGCCAACCGGCAGTCGAATCGAAAGTGCTCGCCACTGGCGCAACAGCGGATGCATCGCGCGGCTCCTCTCGCTTTATCGGGGGTCCAGATCGGGGCCGGGCCTGGAAGCCCGGCCCTGCGGGTCAGGCGGCCGGGTCAGTCCTTGTAGGGGTCGAACTCGCCCTCGCCGGCCATGGCGACCGCGAAGGGGCGAAGGGTGTGAAGGACCCGGATCGTGCCCTCGTGCTCGGCCAGCACGTCGGGGAGACGGCGGTAGGCTTGAGGCGCCTCGTCGATCTCGCCGCCGCGCAGGATCACGCCGCGCTCGCGGATCCAGGCCTGCCAATCGTCGTGGCGGACGCGACCGGGCTGGCGGATCTTCTTGCCGTGCTCGTCCCTCACGAAGCGACCGCGCGCTTCGGTGCGCGACATGATCCGGCCGGCGCCGTGGACCGTCGAATAGAGGCTGTCGCGGGAGCGCTCGCTCTCGACGCCCTCAAGGATCACCGCGTTGTCACCCATCGAGCCGCCGACGAACCCGCGCTGGCCAGGAAAGGCCGGCGTCGCGCCCTTGCGCACCACCCAGAGGTCCCGGTCGCCGTGGCGCTCGCGCCAGGCCCAGTTGTGGTGGTTGTGGACCGTGTCGGTGATCGTGCCGCCGATGATGCGCCGGACCTGCTCGACGACCCACTCGCGGCCCGCGTAGGCGTACTGCCCGGCGAGATCGATGCCGGCGATGTAGCTGCGGCCGATGTCGTGGCCGATCGGCACGAGCGCCGGGTCGACCTCCATGCCGTCCTTCGCGCCGACCAGCTTCAGGTGTTGGGTCGTGATCGAATGCCCGAGGCCGCGCGAACCGAAGTGGACCCCGATCCAGACGAAGCCGGCTTCGTCCTCGAACAGATCGACGTAGTGGTTGCCCGAGCCGACGGTGCCGAGCTGATCATGCGCCTTGCCCTTCAGCGGCATCGCGCCGATCACATCGCCCCAGAGCGACGAGTAGAACAGGTCGTGGTCGACCTTGGTGCCGTTCTTCTGGCCGACGCCGAAGCTGATGACCTTGCCGAGGTCCGCGAGGATCGTCGCGGCTCGATCGCGCACCTCGGCGTAGGGCACGTCGAGCCGCACCGCCATGTTCCCGCACGCGATGTCAAAGCCGACGCCGCTGATGCTGATGTGGTCCTCGTAAGCGATGACGCCGCCGATCGGGTGGCCGTAGCCGAGATGGCCATCGGCGCAGAGGACACCCTTCACGGCGCTGCCGAACGCCATGCAGCGGTCGATCTGCCCGAGCGTTCTGGCGTCGTGTTCGCCGTAGACCGTCACCGGCGGATCGGAAACAGAAAGGTCAGACCGGCGCTCGATGCCGAACGTCGACGCGGGCGCGGCCTGTGCGGCAGGACGGTCCTCGCTCATCGTGCGGAGGGCCGCCTGGATATCCTCCTCGCGCGCACCTGCGGCCTCCATCTCGATCGCCTTGGCGATGCCTGCCTTGAACCAGGAGCCGGGCGCGAAGCCCCACGCCTTGAGGGTGTTTCCGTCGATCATCTGTGGTCCCCGTCGGTTGGCACGCCCCGACCCATCGCGGGCCGGGGCGCTGCGGCAGATCAGGCGGCGCGCCGGCGCTGGCCGAGGCCGGTGCTCTTCGCGAGCTCGGAGCGCTGGGCGGCATAGGTCGCGGCGACCATCGGATAGTCGTGCGGCAGGCCCCACTTCACCCGGTACTGTTCGGGTGTCAGTCCGCGGGTCGACAGGTGGCGCTTCAGCGACTTGTAGTGCTTCCCGTCTTCCAGGCTGATCAGGTAGTCCGGGGTGACCGTCTTCTTGATCGGGACGATCGGCGTCGGCTTCTCGACCTCGGGCTCCGGCGGCTTGGTGAGGTCGGCCAGGGAGGCGTAGACCGACGCGATCAGGGCCGGGAGGTCGGCCACCGGCACCGCGTTGTTCGAGACGAACGCGGAGACGATCGCCGCGGTGTGGTCGACCGGCGACAGGGCAAGGTCGAGGTCTTCGGTCTGATGGGTCATCGGTGTCTTCTCCTTCGGGGGTGCCGCGCATCGGGCGGCGGGCCACGGCGCCGCTACGGCGTCGGGATTTCGGGGCGGCAGGCCTTACGGTCCTGCCGGCGCTTGGCAGCGTCGCGCTGCATCGCGTCCATCAGGATCGCGACGACCGGGTGCAGCGGACGCCAGCGTGTCGGGAAGTCGGTCGCATCGGCGACCGCCTGGACGACGGCGACGGCGTGGAGGACGGTCGTGTGGTCGATCCCGAGCTCGGTGCCGACGCGGGTTGGCGGGAACCCGCGGTGCGCGACGGCGAGCCAGCACAGGACCTGCCGGGCGCGGACGAAATCAGGGTGGCGCGGTTGGCCGTCGGCCTCGGTCTTCATCTCCGCGAGCCCGACACCGGACCCGAGCTTCACCGCCTTCGCCAGCGGGACCAGGAAGTTTGCCCGCAGCCCTCGCTTCGCCCGCTTCCGTCGGGCGTTGCGCAGGCGACTCCTCTTGCGCATCCCGGCCAGGTACCGCGCGTAATCCTTGTCCGAGAGCCGGAGCTTGCCGACGTACTCCTCACTCAACTTGAGGCGGCGAGCGATCTCCCGGACCGGGATCTTCTTCTCCAAGAGCAAGCGAACCTCGGCCTGCTTGGCGCGGCGGTCCTCCTCCCGGGCAGAGAGCATCGCCGCGGCAGCCGTGCCGGACAGGCCGCGCCCCGCGCGCTTGGCGGCCGTGATCCCGAAGCCCACCTCGGCCGCTGCCGCCTCGAGCGAATGGCCCTCGGCGACCCGCTGTCGGACGAGCGCCTTCTGCTCGGCGCTCATCCGCCGGCCGTATGGGCTGGTCTTCACGGGCGCCTTGTCCTCGACTGCCACAAGCTGCGGCGGCCGGACGAGCGCGATGTCGACGATGGGGGCGGCCGGCCGGGCCCGGGTCTGCGGGCGCGGCATCGCGGCGGTGTGGAATCCGGCCATGTTACGCCTCCGCCTTCGTGAAGATGCGGGCGTAGATCCGACACAGCAGCGCGTCGGATGCCTTCGGGAGCGCCAGGCCCGCGTCGAGCCTAGTGACGATCAGGTCCAGGGCCCCGTGCTCCCACGCCGAGAGGAGCGAGGCGGCGCGATTCGACGTGCGGATCTCACGCGCCATCGCACGGGCGGTCGCGGGCGAAAGCGATGAGGCGGACTTCGGGCTCTCGCTCGGCCGCGTCGCGGGCCGCGGCGGGGGCGCCGGTTGCGCCCCGCCGTCGACGAGCGCGGCGAGATCGTGCAGCGTCCGGCCGCGTGCCTCGAGCTTGCGGGCGATGGCGCGGGCGGCGGCCAGGGCTTCACCGTCGAGGGGGCTGCCGAGGAGCGGGATGAGCTTCGCGATGTCGGCGCGGGCGTCGGGGCTCATGCCGCCGCTCCCGTCTTGATGGGCGGCGCCCGGTACTGCGTCGCCCAGGCGCGGACATCGGCATAGGTGGTCCCGGTCAGCAGGACCCACGCCTCCCGGCACTCTTCCAGGCTGAACGACGCGGGGTCGGCCTCCTCGCAGTGGAGCCCCATGTAGTCGGCGAGGTAGCGCAGGACGCGGGACCGGGCGCCTCTGCGCACGGTCTCGAGGTCGGGGTCGTCCGGGCTCATCCCGTCGGTGGCGCTCTGCCAGATCGGGGCGATCCGGCGCTCCTCGAGCAGCTTCCGGGAGCCGGTCAGGTCAGGATCACGGTCGCGCATCAGCGGCGTCCTCCGTCGTCGAGCAAGCCCTGCTGGCGGGCGAGGCGGGTCAGGTCGCGGCGCCGCTTCTCGGCGGCGGCGAGCACCACGTCGGTCAGGGTCACGCCACCGGTGATCTCGGACGCGACCTGCTGCCGGATGACCTCGTGCACGGCCCGGGTCGGGCTCTCGTGGGGCCCGAGCCCAGCGAGCGCCGCACGGCACCGCTCCCAGAGGCCCGGAGGAGCTTCGGCCGCATCGGCCGCCGGCGCGGCCGGCGCGCGGGCGATGGCTGCTTCCATCTCGGCGAGCCGCTCGGCGCCCTTCTGCGATCCGCGGGCGGCGAGCACGTCGGCCGGAATCGACACGTCGTCCCGGCACAGGCCGGTGGCGATCAGGAGCGCGCCGCGGCGGCGGCGGGTCTTCTCGGTGTTCGGGTTGAGCCCGGCGGCCTTGCAGGCGCCGGAGAAGCTGCGGCGCTGCTCGATGCAGGCGCACCAGAGTTGCAGCGCCCGCGCCTCGCGCTCGGACCCGACGTAGCGCGAGAGCCACATCAGGACGTCCTCGACGAACGACACCTGCGCGGCCGTCACCCGCCCTTGCGCGACCGCGGCGCCCGACTGCCCCGGCCAGTTGGCGCGGTCGCCCTTCGGGCCGACGCGCCCGCCGATCGTGCGCAGCAGGTCGTGGGCCTGCTCCAGCGCGAAGTCGACGTCGGCGCTGTCCCACCCGCGGGTGGGATGGTCGATCACGTGCACGGCGAGCCAGGCCCGGCCGATCGGGTCGTCGAGGAGGTGCTTGGGCACCGCCCGCCCCTCCCCCTCATCGGGAGGGGTTGCGGCGCGTGACAGAACAGCGTCCGGGCGTGACATCTCAGGCCCCTCCCGTGATGCCGAAGAAGGCGTAATCGTCCTCGGACGGGACGTTCGTGACGGCGGAGGGCTCGGGCGTGACAAACACGGTGTCGCGCTCGTCACGCTGGCGCTCGCTCGGCAGGCGCTTGCGGGTCCGCCAGACCCAGTTCTCGTGCCGCTTGAGGTAGCCCTGCGCGATCAGGGTCTCGCCGCAGACCTTGATCGCCTGCCGGATCGCGTCGGCCCGCTTCTTCGGGTCGCCCTCGTCGCCGAACCACTGCGGCACGAACCGGTCCCGGACGTGCTTGAAGTCGACCACCGCGACGTTGCTCGGCACCGGCACGCCGTCGGGCGGCGGCAGGACGCCATGGTCGGCGAGCGCCTCGGTGACCGATTTCAGGAAGATGTAGACCCGCTTCGGCAGCCGGGCGCCGGCCGCGGCCGTCGAGGCCGGGGCGTCGCGCTCGACCTCGCCCATGTCGGGCAGGCTGATCACGCAGGAGGTGACCGGGTCGCCGTCCTCGTCGGTCCCGAGTCGGACGCTCTCGAGCACGAAGCGGAAGGACACACCGTCCTCGCCGTCCTTGAGCTTGGTGACCACCGCCTCGCGGACCTTGCGACCGTTGACGTCCTTGAGCGGGACCGCGGTCTTCTCCGGCCCGGTGGTGACGAGCGAGATGTCGAGGACGTTCTCGACGTCCGCGAACATCGAGGTGTGGCCCCGCGCCTTGGTGCCGGACGCGTTCTTGTGGTGGACCAGCAGCACCGCGCATCCGAGTTCCTGCTCGATGCGCTTGCAGCGCCGCCGGATCGCCCCGACGTCCTTGCCCGCGTTCTCGTCCGCGCCCGGGGTCGCGGCCGCGAAGGTGTCGATGACGAGAAGCTCGAACGGGAAGTCCGGGTATTCGCCCTGCCAGTGCCGGCACTCGGCGATGAGCTTCCCGGTGTCCTCGTCCGACGAGTAGAGGTCGAGCGGCAGCGTCAGCAGCACGAAGGGATGATCGTGTGCATCGCGCAGGCCGTGCACCTGGTCGTAGGCGGGCTGGCGCTTGTCGCGCACGCCCTTCGCGCTCTCGCCGGCGTGGTAGATCACGAGGCCGCGCCGGGCCTTGCGGCCCATCCACGGCACGCCGCGCGCGATCGCCATGCTGATGTCGTAGGCGAGGAAGCTCTTGCCGGTCTGCGAGGCGCCCACCAGCATCGCCTGCTCGCCGCGGGTCATCACGCCCTTGATCAGCCACTCGTGCCGGTTGGCGTGCTTCTGGTGGCGGTCGCGGTAGGGCACCGCGCCGAATTGCGTCTTGAAGGGCCCGCGGGCGCGATCGAGGGCATCGCGCTCGAAATCGCCGAAGGGCTGGAAGGGTGCGACCACGTTCATCGCCCCCTCACCCGAGATCGCGCAGGAGCGCGTCGTTGAAGTCGAGGCCGTCGGGCGCCATGTGCACGGCCAGCGTGCGGGCAGCCGCGGCGGTGAAGCGCCTGGCGGCGGTGAGCAGCCGCATCCGGGTCCCGACCGGTTCGCTGTCGCCGTCGCCGATCAGGACCACGTCGATCACGTCGGGCGTCGGGAGGAACCCGGGCCGCTCCATGTCGGGGACCCCGTTCGGGATCGCGCGCGGCCGGCCGTCGTCCTGCACCAGGGTCGGGTGCGGGATCGATCCCGTCGCGGAGCCCGCCATGTTGCCGAGCGAGACGAGGCTCGCGAGCCCGTAGCCCTCCTCGGCGCCGTAGCCGAGGGCGCGCCAGGACAGCGTCGTTTCGATCCCCTCGCCGTAGGCCATGCGGGGCGACGGCATCGAGAGCGCGATCGATCCGCCGCGGTGCTCGCCGAGGATCTTCTTTGCCCGGTTGCGCCTGGCGTCGCCGGGCGGTTTCAGCTTCGCCGGCTCGACCGGATCGAGGTAGGTGCGGTGCAGGCCGATGATCGTCCCGGCCGCGTCGCGGATCAGGGCGACCATCGCCGGGAAGCGGCCGAGGACCTCCGGCTCCTCGGCCTCGGGCGAGGCGAAGCCGCGATAGGGGAGGCTCGGGTGGAAGCGCAGGTCCCGGGTCTGGTCGGCGGTGGGCCCGAGACCGCGGGCGGTGAGATAGTCGTCGACCCGGGTGCCGCGGATCGGCCGGCACTCGCCGAGCAGCCGCTCGACCGACAGGACCGTGCGTTGCCGGTCCGCCCGCTCGGCGGTCTCCCGCGTCTCGCGCTGCTTCTCGAGGCGCTTGCGATCGAGCTCCGAGATCTCGCGGGCGCCACCCAGGAACTCGACCGCCTCCGGGAAGGTGCAGCCGCGAAACTTCATCACCGCGTCGATGACGTCGCCGCCGGCCGTGCAGCCGTGGCAGAAGAACAGCCCCTTGGTGTCGTCGACCTCGCAGCTCGGGGTCTTCTCGGCGTGGAACGGGCACAGGCATTCCCGGACCCGGCCGGCCTTGCGGAGCCGATGGCCGAAGCGCTCGAAGATCGCCGAGAGCGGCTCGCGGGCGCGGATGTCGTCGAGGGTGGCTTGGTCGAATCGGGGGGCGGTCGACGTGCTCATGCCGCGCGCTCCCGCTTCGGGGCGCGGGCGGCCCGCTTCTTGGTGACGAGGGCGCGGATGTCGGCCTCGTGGGCGGCGAAGACCTTCAGGATGCGCACCGCGTGGCGCATCGCGTCGGCGCGGGCGCGCCAGTCGGCGACGGCCTGGTGCAGCTGCTTGGCGGCCGAGATCCGGCCTTCGGCCTCGGCTTCCGTCGCCATGCGCAGGCTGTCGCCCTCGAAGCCATCGAGGGTTCCGGCCCAGGCCTCGACCTCCTGAATCGCGTCGGCCGTGCTCGGGAGCAGCGGGGCTTGCACGGAATCGCTCACGATCGCCTCCGATCGTCGAGGATGGCGTCGATGAGGTCGTGGGTCAGGATCTCGTGAACGGCCCGGCCGGCGAGCGCCCACGGGTACATGTGACGGGCGTCGGCGGCGCGGCGCAGGACCTGGCGCTGCCCTTCCGAGAGCCGCAGCTGGATGACGATGCAGGGCGGGGCCTCGGCGGGGGCGACGTGGTCGCGGTCGAGACCGAGGCGATCGAGCTCGCGGCCGAGAGTGCGCGGCGGGACCCGGAGGTCCGCCGCGACGCGGTCGAGGCCGTGACCCTGGCCCAGCCGGAAGGCGGCGAGCACGAGACGGGCAGGCGGCAGGGCGACGTTGAGCCGGTCGTCGATACGGCGGGCGGTTGCTCTCACGGGCGCCTCCGGGGTTCGGCGGTCGCCTCGATCAGCGAGAGGTGTCCCGGCAGGTCCGAGCCTTCCGGATTCGGCACGTAGAGGATGGTCGCCCCGAGGGGTGTCAGCACGGCACGGGTCTCGTGGAGGATGCGGCGGAAGTATTCGGCGCGGTCGCCGACGCGGCGGCCCTTGAAGATCAGCTCGATCGCCCGGTCCCGGCTGACGGGCCGGGGCGAGGCCTTCACCAGGAGGGCGAGGAGCTTCGCGGGCAGCGGCGCGACCCGGGCGAAGAGGTCGCCGATCGAGACGAAGCCCGTGCGGGTGTCGACGGTGATCCGGCGCCCGGACGGCATCCGGGTGCGGCGCACGGGCTGGCGCGCCGGGCGGGTGGTGCCGGCGGCGGCCGCGCCGCCGCGGCCGGACGGCTCGCGGCTCGCCATGAGGGCGGCGGGGGCGGTCATTCGGCCGCCTGCTGCCGGGCCGCGCCCGCGTCGAGGATGTCGAAGAGGCTCGGCGTTGCGAGTTCCCGCGCCGCCGCCTCGACGTAGGCGCAGCCGTCGAGGAAGTAGCGGGGGTTGAGCTCGACCCCGACCGCCTTGCGGCGCGCCTTGAGCGCCCGCACTGGCACGGTCATCAGGCCGCCGAAGGGATCGAACACCGTCTCGCCCGGCATCGAGAACTGCGCGATGGCCCGGTCGACGATGTCGAACTGGAGCGGGCAGAGGTGCAGCTCGCGCCCCTTGGCTGCCTGAGACCCGTTGAGGGTCAGCATGCGGGTGATGTCCGACCACACCTCCGGGTGCCAGGAATGCGGCGGCAGCAGCATGAAGGTCGGGGGCAGCATCCCGCGCGCCTCCAGGCCCTCGCCGATCCGGACGTGGTGCTCGAACGAGTAGACGGCCTCCAGCGAGTGCCGGCGCCAGGCCTTGTAGATCTGGTCCGCGGCGAAGCCCTGTAGCTCCTCGACCGTGAGGAGCCGGTCGCCCGACGAGCGGGAGAAGCCGTGCGCGTCGACCTGCCAACGGGCACGCGAATAGCCCTCGGGATTGTCCCAGGCCTCGCCGTCCCAGGTCTTCTTCGCCTTCACCACCGGCACGTCGGCGTAGCCGTTCGAGCGGTCGGAGGGCGCCTTGCGGAACAGGAGCAGGTATTCCGGCACGCCACAGCCCATGCGTGAGCCGTCCTTGCACTGCTCCGTCCAGCCGAGCCGGTAGGTCTGGTTGTTCTCGCGGACGACGTCGGTGACGATGGTCTTGCGGCCGAGGAAGGCGAAGCCGTGCTTGCGGAAGTGGCTGATGCAGTCGTCGGAGAACGGGTTGAGGGTCTGGAAGCCGAACCCGTTGATGCCGCCCGGCGTGATCCGGTCCTTGACGTGGACCGCCGCCACCCGGCCGGGCCGCAGCACCCGCAGGAGCTCGGGCGTCAGGTGGTCCATCTGGGCCCAGAAGTGGGCGTCGTCGTCGGTGTGGCCGAAGTCGTTGTAGCTCGGCGTGTACTCGTACTGGTGGGAGAACGGGATCGAGGTGACGATGAGGTCGACGCTGTCGGCCTCCATCGTCGCGGTCTCCTCCATGCAGTCGGCGTTGACGAGCCGGTGGTGCTCGCCGGAGACCTCGATGCGCTCGCAGCCGATGGAGCGGGCGAGGGCTTTTGCCATCGCGGCCTCGGACAGGCCGAATTGCTTGATGATCTCTCCCATCTTCGCCACCATGTCGTTGTGCTGGCGCCACTTGCGCTGGAGGGTCCGCAAGATCTCGCGCTCGGTCTCGGCGTAGATCACATGGATCTCGACCGGCTTCGATTGCAGGAACCGTTGCAGACGGTGGATCGCCTGAATGAAGTCGGCGAACTTGAAGCCGATGCCGAGGAAGATCGCCTTGTGGCAGTGGCGCTGGAGGTTGCAGCCGGCGCCGAGCATCACGGGCTTCGCCGCGAGGTACTGGAAGGCACCGTCGGAGAAACCGAGGATCGCCTTCTCCTGGTCCTGGTCGTCCTGAGAGCCGTAGACCGCCACGGCCGACGGCACGGCCGCGGCGATCGCGTGACGCTCGGCCTCAAGGTCGTGCCAGAGCACGAAGTGGTCGTCGGGCGCTCCGTCCAGGACCTCGCGCATCTTCGCGATGCGGGCCGGCAGGGTCTCGCGCTTCTCGCGCGCTGCGTTCTGCACCCCGATCGCCGCGTCGCGCAGCAGGATGCCCTGTCCGTTGCGCTCGGTCTCGCGGGCGCGGAGATCCCCCTGCACCTCGTGGTAGACGACCTTCAGTTCGGGCAGGTCGTAGCCCTCGTCCGAGAAGCCGAGATCGGACGGCCGCTGGACGAACAGCCCCCAGGACGCCACCCAGAGCCAGAATTCCTCGACCTTGTGGGGGTGGAGCGTGAGGGTGTCGGCCTTCTCGGAGTTGCGCTTGAAAAAGCGCGTTTTTGCTTGACCAACGTCAAGGATGCCGAGGAACGCCGCGTAGGCGAGAAGCTCGATCGTGTCGTTCGGCGAGGGCGTGGCGGTGGCGACGAACCGGTAGGCGATGCGGCCGGCGCCGGAATCGGCATCGAACAGGCGCATGAACTCGCGGAAGGTCAGCGTGCCCCCGAAGCCGCGCAGGCACGCCGCCTCGTCGAGGCTCGCGGCGTCGAACAGCCCGGGATCGAGCCTTCCGTCGCGCACCGCCTGGTAATTCGTGAGGTAGAGGCCCGGGCCGTCGACCTCCTCGGAACGGCGCACGAACCGCAGCGGCACGCCGAGCATCGCGGCATCGCGCAGGAACTCAAGGCGGACGCCGAGCGGCGCGATGATGAGCGCGCGGCCGGCCCCGGCCGTCGCGCGCTCCAGCACCAGGCGCAAGGCCTCGATCTGGACGACGCTCTTGCCCAGGCCGAAGCTGGCAAAGCAGGCGCGCCGGCCGCCGCGCACCATCCATCGAACCATGGCGCGCTGGTGGAGCTTCAGGATCGGGTTGATCTCGGCGTCGTCGACCTCGAACCCGTCCTGGTGGGCGATGCAGGCCTTGGCCTTGAGGAAGTCGCGGTAGGCCGCGATGCGGGCGGCAGGAGCGAGCATCATGCCGCCCTCCCGGAGGTCTGCTTCCAGGGCGGGACGACGCCGAACGCGGCATAGACCGCGTTCGCCCGGCGCTCTTCCTGCCGGCACTCGTCGAGGCTGTGATCGCCTGCGATGTAGCCGCCGCTAGCCAGCGCGTAGAAGGTCTCGGCTTGCCTCAGGGCTTGGGCGCGCGGCAGCTTGCCGGCGCCCGCGCACCAAGTGCAGGTGGTGCCCGGCCGGCTGAAGAGCATGCCGTCGCCGTCGCAGGACCCGCAGCGGAAGCGGGTGATCGTGAAACCGGCCATGATCACGCCACCCTCCCCTTCGCCCGGAGGAAGGTCGGGTCGACGATGTGCGCCTCGCGCGGCGCCCATTCCCGACAGGCGAACCACCACAGGGCGGCGGCGTCGCTCTGGTCGAAGTTCTCCGGCTCCCAGCCGAGGTCGATGCAGCGCTGGCGCACCGCCCGCTTGGCATCGTCCGACTTCAGGTTGCCGGCCTGGATGAAGTGCTTGCGGATCGTGGTCGGCGGATGGATCGCGACCATGCAGCCGCGCTCCTCGGCGAAGGCGCCGACCGTCATCACCAGCGAGTAGAGCTGCAGCGTCGTCTTGATGTTGCCCTGGCCCGGCGGGACGTGCTGCATCGGCGCTTCGATCGCGACGCGCACCATGGTGAGGTCACGCTCGACGCTGAGCCGCATCGCGATCCACTTCAGGGCGCGGCGGTCGGCCGAGAGGATGCCGTCGTGGTCCTTGCGGAACGGGAGCGAGGACAGGCGCGGGGTCTCGCCAGGCCGCCCCTCGGATATGCCGGTGTTGGACTTCGAGATGTCCAGAGCGATGACGGTGCCGGTGTAGGACACGGGTGCGGTGCCTCTTCGCGGGGCCCCTTCGGCGGGGCTGTTGCGCGCAAGCCGCCCTCCCGCTCCTGCGGGTGTCGCGCCTGCAAGGACGCGCGGGCCGCCAGGCGGGCCCGCGCCGGTGTCGGGTGGTTCAGTGGTGCAGCGGCTTGATGCCGGTCTTGATGGTCTCGGAGCCGTTGCCCGCGGGCGCGTCGCCGCCGGCGACCGCGTCGAGGGCGGCGTTCTTGTCCTTGCGGGCCCGTTCGCGCTTCTTCTGCGCCGGGGAGCGGAGGTCGGCCTCGTCCGCCTCCGGCTGCTCCTCGCCGAGCGCGGCCCGGCCGAGCGGGGTACCGTCGAGTTGGCCGAGCGCCGCCTTCATCGCATCGAGCGCTTCGACGTCGTCCTCGTCGAGCTTCTCCCGGCGATTCTCGACGCGACGGCGGTCGCGCTCCTCGTTCAGCATTTCCTTGAAGGCGCGGACGTTGTGACCGCCGTCCTTGACCCGGGTGATGACGTCGTTCTGCTGGTCGGTGAGCTTGCCGATCCGCGTGCGGTGCGACTGGCGGAGGCTGTTCTTGTCGTCCTCGATGCGGAAGTACGACTTGAACATCTCGTTCAAGAGCGTGCCGTTGGGACCGTTGTGCCCGGCACCGGGGGTGGCCGCGGTCATCGTCTCATTCTCCAGGGTTGGCGGGGTGGGGGCGGATCGGCGCCGCGGCCAGCACCGGCTCGGCGGCACGGTCGGCCTGGCGCGACAGCACGTTGAAGGCCGCCTCCGGTCCCTGGCGCTCGCGCAGGAATTCGCGGATCGCGTCGAGGGCCGCCTCGATCCCGACGCCGACGCTGGCCGTGCCATGGCGGCATTCGGCGTCGCGCAGGGTGTGCGCGGTGGCGCGCTTCACGGCGTCGTAGAGGGAGGCGGGGGCGGGCATCAGGCGGCCTCAGACGCCGGGGCGAATCGCCCGAGGCTGAAAGCGGGCTCGTGACGGCCACCGATGTCGTGATGGAAGACCGGGTTCTGAAGCTCCAGGAATCGAACGCCCCAGCCGCGCTCGGTCATCACGCATTCGCGGACGGTGTAGACCCGCCCCTCCTTGGGGACCGACAGGTCGTCGCCGCGGTATGGGACCTCGGGATCGGGTGCGAAGTGGCCGTCAACGCAGATAAGGCGCTGGCCGCGAGAGAAGGGGGCGGGCATCACGCGACGTCTCCGCCGCGCGAGCCGACACTTACCGGAGACCCTGTCTCCGCTCCTCGCGGATGCGCGCCTGGCGCGCGCTCCACCAGTCGATCAACGCCCTCAAGAGCCGCATCGGCTTTCTCCATCAGCTCGGCGCGTCTCTGACGTTCGCGCTCGGCTTGTGCCTCCACCTTCTCGCACAGCGTGCGATAGGCCGAGACGATGTTCAGGTACTGGTGCGCTTCGATCTCGACGTCCGGCTGACGGCCGAGAAGCTTGCGCATCCACGAGGCGGTGCCTCCGACGCTGCTGGCGACGTCGGCGTAGGCCTTCATCCGCGAGCCCAGACGGCGCTTCGCGTTGTCGACGAGCGGCCCTGCGCAGACCCGCGCATGATCCAGCGTGTCAGCGGCAGTGAGCATTGTCCGTCCCCGGGCAACCGAAGTGGTTTTTGTCCGCATCCGGGCAGCCTTCCGTGGTGATCTTCGAATCACGGAAGGCGGACTTACCCAGGGAGGTCGGACAGAGATGAGAATCGCTCCGCAGGGCTTTGGCGAGACCACGGAAGCGACGGTGACGAAGGGCGAACTGCCGGCTTTGGCGAGCGGAGGCAGCGCGCGCGAAACGAACGGAACGAGCATCCAGAAAGGACCCCTCTCCACGACGGGAGAGGGGCCAAGTCAGGGAGGAAACGCCCATGCGGGCCACCTCCACGCCGGGGAGGTCTCCGCCAGCGTGAAGCTCAAGACAGCGCGAACAGACGCCGTAGAGCGTCAGACGGGCTGTGGATTCCGCGGCAAGTGTAGAGCCGCAAAGGCAGCTACGGGCGAGGCGATCCTTTTCAGGCTCGACAGCCTCGCCCGCGCCGCTACCATCCGAAGTTGCGAGACACCGGATGGAGCCGAGAATGGAAGATGATGTATTGCGAGCGACCCTTGCGAAAGCTATTGCAGCATCCGCCGCGGTCGAAGCACTGGCAACGACCGTATTAATGATGTATCCGCCAGAGGTGCGCTCGGCAGCCCTCAAATTAATGCGAGGAGCCATGAGCGACATTGGCCCAAAAGGCACTGCAAGCTTCGAGGCAGCCGAATTCATGGCCGATGTCCGTGTTCTTGCAGTAGAACACCTTGATAAGAGCGTTTCTCGGATTGAAGCGGCGCTCGCTCGAGCGGATACCTTTGGATAGCGCTCACTAAACGCCCGAGATCCTGCTCGTTGGGCCGGAGCCCCGCTTCGGCGATGGTCACGCCATGGCGAGAGACGTCCATGTCGACGACCCTCACCATGCCCTCGGCGGGGGCGGCCTTCACGACCGCAGCCGCCATGGGCGCGGCGACCGGCGCAAGCCCGATCAGGCGCAGGAGTGAGCGGCGGTTCACGGCTGCTCTCCCATCGCGAAAGCGCAGCGCGCCGCGTCGAGGATGATCCAGGCGCCGAGCGCCAGCGCGATGCACCCCACGACGCAATCAGCGAGCGCCAACCCGGGGGCGAGAGCGGAGAGCACGTCCCAGCCCAGCAACCCGAGCGTCAGGACCGAGCCACCCATCAGGATGTTGATCCCGCCGAGCAGCAGGCCGGTGGTGAGGAGGCGCTGGCGGGTCATGCCGACACCTGGGGAGCCGAAGACTTGTGCAGCTTCGACGGCTTGAGGCCGGCCGCAACTTCGCGAGCCTGCTGCGCCCAGTCCTCGACGTTGACAGCGCCTCCCGTGATTTCCTGGATCTTGACGATCGTGGAGGCGTCCGGCTCACGCTGGCCGTACTTCCACTTCCGCACCGCATGGGCGGTGCAGTCCTCAAGCTGCGAGGCGAAGGTTTCGTCGTCGAGCTTGTGCTCGGCCATGTAAGCGATGAGCTTCATGCCCACTAAGTTGCCCATCGTGGGCAAGTCCGTCAAGCGGAAATCTTGCCCGCATCGGGCCACGACGGATCACGGGCATTCTGCGATCGTGCCCCCTATGGGCAAGAAGCCGAAACCCAAGCACGCTCTCAGGGCGCTGCGCGAAGCTCGCGGCTGGACACAGGACCAGGCCGCTGAAGCATTCGGCTTGTCCAGAGATGGCTACATCAAGATCGAGCATGGCAGCCGCGGCATAAGTCTCGACCGCATGAAAGTTGCAGCTGCTCTTTACAACGTACCGCTCGACGTTGTGATGGGTGAGACACCGGCAAGAGAACCGGCATCTACCAAAAATCGCAAAGCTGTCGGAACACACGACTTTGCGGCACATTTCTCAAGAGATCAGACTGCAAGAATTACTGAAGCTCTGAGTGAAACTAAGGAGCGCTTGCCTCTAGTATCCCTTGGGATGGGAAGCGGCAAGACACGCGGTCTTGCTGCATTGATTGCGCAAAGAATATTAGAACGCTCGAACGAGCTCGGACTTGATCTTGATGATATAGAAGCTCGCATCGAAAAACCGAAATCCATAAGGTTTTTTTTCGAGCGGCTTAACACGGCTGACGATCAGAAGATCGACATCAGCCTTCTGAACGCCATTGCGAAGCCACTCCATACCACGGCGGCGTGGCTGCTGACAGGGATTGGGCGGGAGACGCCCGGCCTGCCGGCTGAGACAGCCTCTGGCCCACCAAAGCTCGACGGACCCTCAGGCGACGAGGTTGCCCCTAGCGAAAGCCGCCTCGTTGAGGCTGCCTACGGAGGCATCGTGGAAGCCGGCACGTTCCGCGAGGTGGATGAGTTCTCGGACGTAGCGCCGCCGCGAGCTGCTGCCATCGCAGATCCAGAATATCCCTACGCCCGCATGGTGATCTTCGAGGTGCGCGGCGATTCGATGAACGCTTACGACCCACCCATTACATCCAAGACGCAGATCACGGGCCTCGACTTTGAGAGTCTGGGCAACCGCGTCCCGATGTTCCCCGGCATGGTCGTTGTGATCGAGCGCACCCGTGACGGCGGTCATCTTCGCGAGCTGTCGGTCAAACAGCTTGAAATCTTCGAAGACCGATACGAGTTCCACCCTCGATCGACGAACCCGAAGCACAAGCCGATCGTCGTTCCTCACGACATGGGCCCGGAAGACGGGCAAAGCGTCCGGCTTCTGGCCTGGGTCCGCCAAGTCACACAGAAGATCTGAAGATGCGACCGGCGCTGGCTACGGCACCGGAAAATGCGAGCGCACAAGACTACGTGTCGTCCCGCAGTCGCCGCACTCAAACGGGACATTGGCGATCATCTGGCGGACCACCCCGTCCAACATCTTGGCTTCTATTCGGCGCATCCCCAACGTCAGGACATGAAATGTCTCGGCCCCGCACCCCAGGCATCGCGACCTCACCTTCCTGCGCTGCTCCGTTATGCCGCCAACGTCCTCGACCCCCAACGCCATCGAGTTCACCCGCCTTCGATCTTGTTCTTATTCCGTTCTCATTCTCGCGGGAAGTCAAGCCGCGATTGGGCCGGTCGGTTCCGTGTCCACGTCTGGGGTGGTTCAGTCCGACCTTCGTGCTGGCTTGTATGTTCGTCAGCGCAACCTGCTCATACGCAGACGAGTGCGACGCTCTCGCAGCAAAAATAGTTGCCACGACAGGGGCAGACTTCGATCGCAGGGTAAACCAGAATATACACTTTACGGGCAAGACTCCGATTGATGCCATTAGTATTGATTGCGGCGGACCGGGATCTAAAAAATCCGTTGGCGTCTTTTCAAACAAGACATCTCTTCCACAATCAATATTTATAGATGTTACCGGCACTATTTCAGAAGTCTCACTCGGCATCTCTGCAAGCAAAATAAAATCGAGCGCTTTGAAGTGCCAGCAGCTTGCTTTGCGTGATAAGGACGGCGATGCTGAGTTCGACGAGCGAGGTTACCAGATGACATGCACGGTCCGGCAAGCAAGCCGCGGTTTGCAACGCGGCGATCAAGGTTCGATCGGCTTCGTGATCTACAAGATGCCATAGAGGGTAGAGTCTCAATGATTACAAAACGTTTGGTTGCGAGCATTGTATGCATTACCACTTTATGGCCTCAACTTTCTAAAGCTGCCAATAACAAGCCTCTCGCAGAAAATATTGCGGCGCTCGCTGTAGCAAAGAAATGGTGCGGTGATTATGAGGTTGATCTTGAGAGTGGCGTTCGCCTTGCGATTGCAAAGGGAATAAACCCACTCAAAGGCGAATTTAATCGCTTGATTGACGAAACAAAGGAAAAATTGGAAGGCCACATGGGCGATCTAGGGGTTAAGAAATTTTGCGAAATAACTTACGAGAGATACAGACCGGGAGGACCTGTTCCCGGATTTATGATGAAGAAATAGCCGTAATATTCTCACCGATTAGATTTTTACTGGGTCGCGCCCATGCGCGATCCTGGACCGCTCTGATGGTCAAGCAAACTTTCCGCCCTGGCCGCTGCTCAACTTTTCATCGTTGAAACACCCCACCGTTTATCCCTAGAACCGCCGTGATATCGCTTGCCTCTGCCCTGAAGGGCAGACGCGATCTCACGGCTACCGGATGAGGCTCGCTGGAGGCACAGGTAGCCTCCCGCGTGAGCCGCCGGGATCCGGCGCACCGCGGGTGCTACCTGCGGCAGGGGGCGCCTCGCGCCGCGTGCTGCCGCCATCCGGACCGAGAGCCGGACGGTTCAGGGCTTCTTCTCGGGCTCTCGGCCCTATCCCCCGGCGTGCCCTCTTCAGGTGCCGTGCGAGCGTGGGGAGCCTCCTGGCTCTCGCGTATCGTGTCGAGGCCCGGCCAACTTGCCGCCCCCGCTGCCGCCAGCGTCAACCCCGCCCGACAGATTGAGCCCGCGGCGCTTGCCGTCCACAGGCTCGCCGGGGCGCTTGACCCCATGCCGGTCCAGGGTAGGCGCCACGGCCCAACATGGGCAAGTAGAAACTTGCCCATGTTGGGCTTGACGACCTTGCCCACGGTGGGCATGCTTAATCCCGCCAAAGCCAGCGGGGACCACCCGATGCCCATTTCCAGCCCCTTGCCGCCTGATCCGCGGCTGCGCGTTGCGTCCGACACGATCGACGCCGCCGCCCGCCACGACGACCTCGACGCGGCCGTGCGCCTGATCCAGGCCGAGCTCGGGCAGACCGAGGGCGACATCGCCGCGGCGTTCTTCGACGACGTGCGCACCGAGCGGTGGGCGGTCGCCGACCACGCCGAGCGCGTGACGATCCTGCAGGCCTACGTCGCCTTCGAGGAGACGTTCGCGTGAGCGCCTCGAAGATCCGGATCGTGCGGGATCCCGGGCCCGGTCGCCCGTTCACGATCACCCACATCACCTGCGTCGACCCGGTGTCCGCGCTGCGCTCCTGCGGCTTCGACGTCCGCTACCCGGGCTCGCGCCACCTCGTCCTGCGCGAGGAGCTGAAGCGCTACCCGACGATCCCCGGCTACCTCGGCCCGCTCTGGGACGGCGACGCGGTTCGGTACGAGGACGCGGCCGTCGCCGCGGCGATGTCCCGATGATCGCCGCCCTCGCCCATGCCGGCTTCACCGGCGCCGATCTCGTGTGCTTCCCCGACGAGGCCGCGCCCCGCATCCGCGAGAGCGCGCTCTACCGCGAGGCCGGCGCCGACCGCCTGACGCAGCTCATCGCGGCCAAGGACAGCGATGTCCTCGGCCCCCTCGTCACCGGGCCAACCGCCAACGGCGCCTGGGACGAGGTCCTGCTCGATCCCGACCAGGCGGTGCTCCTCTGCGCGCTGCTCGGCACGGCCCGGGCGGTGGTAGTGGCGGAGCGGCTGATGCCGCTCCTGCCCCTCCCGTCCGCAGCGTGAGGGGGACGACGATGCCCAAGGTCTCCGCCCTCCTCCCGCTGTCGCCGTTGGCCTCTCCGCGGACGCAGGCCGCCGTCCAGACGGCGCGCCTCGACCTCCTGCGCAAGAACCGCCTGAAGCGCCGCCGCTACGCCGCGGCCTTCGTCGAGGACCCTCGCGCCTTCGACCAGATCCGCGAGGGTCTGGCCGATCTCCCGGCCGGCGCCCGCAACGACGCTCTGCGCCGGTTCGTCCAGCACCCGGACGGTCCGATCCGCGTGGAGCCCGAGTGCATCCACGCCGCTCTGGTGGTCGCCCGCGCCCTCTGCTGGCTCGACCTGCATCGCTGACGACGAGGACCGGCCATGCCCTACGCTCACGCCACGCCGCGCCCGGCGTCCTACAGCTATCAGACGATCGGCCAGGCGCTCGCCGACCGCGACGTCGACCTGACGGACCTCGAGGCCTGCCGTCTCGCCATGGTCGAGGCCTTCGGCGTCGAGCCCGACGTCGACTGGCTGTCCGCCCGCAACCACGCGAGCGACCTGCGCCAGGAGCGTCGCGTCGCCGAGAGCGCCCGGGCCGTCGCGCGGCACACCTGCATCGTCGGGCTCGCCGGCCTGTTCCTGATCGTCGGGGCCAACGTGGCGTTCGCGGCCGGCGGCCGGATCATGCCCGGTGCCGGCCTCACGCCCGCCGAATGGGAGGTCGTGCGCGCCCTCTTCGCCGGTGCCGTCGGCATCGCGATCGTCGCCGCGGCCGCGTGGTGGATCGAGCGATTCCTCGCCGGCCGGATCGACGACGGGAGGCCGGAGTGAGCCCCCTCGACCTGCGCCCGCCCGGGGCATCGGCGCTCGCTTCCAGCGAGGCCGCGCTCTCCCGGCTCAACCATACCATCGCGGCGGCCCAGGGCGAGGCCGCGGGCTTTGCCGGCGCCGCGGCCGTCGTCGCCGATCGGATCGCGCGGCTCCAGGCCCGCGCCTCCGCCTCTCCCGCCCTCGCACCCTTCGGAGACGCCCATGTCCCGGCTGTTGCCCGCTGATCCCGATCTCGCCCGGCACATGGAGGCCGAGGCCCGCCGCACCACCGGCATCCGCCAGGACCTCGCGGCGCCGGACGGCGCTCCGGACGGGGCTCCGGCCGGCCGCATGGACGTCGCCGCGATCATCGCCGACTGCCTGCAGCCCGCGCTTGAGCCGGACGATGCCGAGACCATGGCGGAGCGCATCGTCGCCGCGCTCGACGCCGCGGCGCGGGCCAAGCCGGAGCGGCAGTACGCGCCCGGCGACGTGGTCCAGATCAACCCTGAGGTCGACGGCTTCGGCGCCAGCTTCCTCCTCGTGACCGAGGTCCTGACCTGGGGCGTCCGGGGTGTCGTGAAAGGGCCGGTCGGCGGCCTGCAGCACGTTCAGGTCGACTTCGGCCGCGTCGAGCACACCGGCGGCCGCGCCGTGTGGGCGCCGCCGACCGACGCCGCTGGGGAGGGCCGCTGACATGGCCGTCTCCACCGAGATGACTTTCCGGCCCGGCGACGTCGTCACGGTCCAGGGCACGGTTCGCTACAGGACCGACCCCGGCGAACTGCTGATCGCGGTCACGTTGGGAACGGACCGGATGGTCGTCTACACGCCGCGCGACGCGATCACCGAC